GAGACGTGGCCGTGGCTGGAGAAGAACTCCACAGCCACGAGCAGGGCAAGCGTCAGCATGACGCCCGCCGCGAGGATGATGGCAACCATATCCCGGCCGTTCCATTTCACTTGGGCGCTGGTGCGAAGCCGACAAACCCGGCCACCTGCTTGCCCTTCTCGCCGCCGTTCCAGCCGTTCTGGCCGGACTTCTGCCAGGTGTAGACCAGGCTGCCGTTCTTCTTCTTGCCGATCAGCGTCAGCGCCCCGCTGGCAGACCGTTCGGCGGAGATGGACACCACGTCCTGAGCAGGGCAGAACCGCGACATACCGGCCGGACCCGAACCCGACTTGCCGCCGTTCCAGCTGGTCTCGCCTTTGTTCTGCCAGGTGTACCAGATCGCGTCGTCATACAGCTCAAAGACGTGGATGGCATCGTTCCAGTTGAGCGCAACCGCCACTTGATCCTCCTCAGATGTTGATGGGGCAGGAGCAGGGCTCCCGCCGCGAGCCATGTCGAGAACTTGATCCATCGGGAAGCTGGAGCCGCAGTCCCAGTGCCCGCCTCCCCACGATCCAAGGTCTGCGTGTTGACAGACGCCTCGACCGCCGCCCTGGGCTTGGCTGGAGGAGAGCTTGGTGATGGGTATCCCATAGTGCGCCGCCTCCTCCGCGATCCAGGCAGCGCAGTTGGCGAGCATGTTGGGGTGTTTGCTCCACTCACTGCTCGACCAGGAGGCGAACGCACAAAGCTCGATCTGGACAGCTACCGGATTGGCGTTGGAGGCGGTCCAGGCCTTGTTGTCCCGCTTGACATACTCACCGACCGTGTTGACCTTGTCATCCGCGCCGGTGTGGCTGGATACCTGACCGCTCCGATTCTGGAACCAACTGCCGAGACTTTCAATGGTTGTCGCGCCCTCCGCCGTGTGGATGACGATCAGCCGGACGCCTGCTCCTCCCCGGCTGGAGTAGTTGGGCGATGGAATCCAGACGCGCTTGAGGGCCATCAGGAGTTCTCCCTCAGGCTCTCCAGGAACCCGGGTCCACGCCGCTGCTCGACCTCGATCCGCCGCGGGTCCGCTGGGTCCAGGTTGATCGCATCCTCGTCCCGGTCGAGCGGCATCACGTGAGCGTCCGCCGGGTCCTCTGCGGGCTCCGGAGCAGGTGTTGGGTCAGATGCTTCCATCAGCTGTTCAAGCCTCCTTACGGTACACTGGCGATGAGGCACACGACAACCGTCGCTGTTGCCTCAGGGTTACGCTGGTGTACGTCGATTGTGGTCCGCGTCGAGCCGGGCGGACAGTTGAACCCCTGACCATTATCACCGGGAGGTCCAGTGGCCCCCACCGGACCTCGCGGGCCAGTGGCTCCAGGCGGTCCCACCGGCCCAGCCGCTCCAGTTGCGCCTGTAGCGCCAGTTGCTCCCGTCGCACCCTGCTTGCCCTGCTCGCCCTGCTTGCCTTGTCGGCCGCGAGGACCACGACTCCCGCGAGCACCATGAGCCCCTTGTTCACCCTTGGCTCCTCTCGCACCAGTAGCGCCAACACTCCCGGCCGTTCCAGGTAGCCCCTGTAGTCCCGCCTGGCCTGTGGGTCCGGTCGCGCCCTGCTGGCCGGGAGAGCCCTGGACACCGCGAGCCCCCAGTCCACCCCGGGGACCCGCGGTGCCGACTGCGCCTGGTGGACCGGGTACGCCTGGTGGTCCAGCGGGAGCACCATTGAGCCCCACCATGAGACCAGTGAGGCCACTGAGCGTTCCGACCAGAGCGCAATACAAGATGACAAGCCATAAGTTACGAGTCACCGCCTCGACACCTGGCTAGCTCTCTGCGGCAATCGTCCAAGGCTCCTCGCGTCTCCTCCCAGAGGTCATGCTGAATCTCGATGGATTGAGAAATCTGACCGCGGCTGAGCTTGGCCCCTGCTCGGACGGCTCCGGCTACTCCGACCAGGAACGTCAGTGAGCCCAGCAGGACCAAGAATGGGTCCTTGCCAGATGAGGCTGCGGCCGCGATCACCACTTCTTCTCCAGGAGGTCGCCGGTGATCGAGCCCTCGTCAACGCCACGTTCATCCGTCCGCCGCGCCTTGGGCAGGAAGAATCCACCAACCCCCGCACACGTGGACTGCATGACCGCGTCCGCCCGGTCCGGAGATGGGAGCCCGCGAGACTCCATCTCCTCCTTGGACTCGATGAGAATGCGGCCATCGGACCGGATGCGATACTTGATCGACAACAACTGGCTGATGAGCGTATCGTCCTCGCCATCTGGTGGGAGGTCATACAACCCCTGCTCCAGCCCCTCGCGGAAGCTCCACCACTGCTCTGCTCGACGGTTGACGAACCGCTTCTGGGCATGAGGCGTGGTTGGCTTCTCACTCGCAACAAATGGAATCACCGGGAACCCCTGCTCACGCAGCCTGTCGTACACGCCGCCGCCGACGCCCACGGTGTCGATGTGCGCCGGAGCGTACCCAAACGTCTCGTTGAGAGCTTGCGCCATCCTCCCAGATGTGACCATCGTGTCCTGCTTGTTGGCGGTCCACTCCTTGCGGATCATCCCAGCCCGGTTCCGGTAACACGCCGTCTCGTTGGTACCGGTCCGCGCCACGTCGAGCCCGAACGTCCCCGGTTCGCCCATCGCAAACCCGGACAGGTCCTGCTCTTGCGCCGTGCGTACCCAGGATGGGTAGATCAGCGTCTCCTCGCTGACCTCCGGGAACTCCGCCAAGACCTTGGCGATGTACAGAGGCGAGCCCACACCCCAAGATCGCCCCACCTCCTCGACCCACTCAGGGGACACCAAGCGGTCCAGGACATCCTGTGGGCAGGGCTCGCCAGTGAATGCGGGTGTGTCAAACGCGCTGATGGTGATGACGTTCCAGCCGCTCGACGGCCGACAGACGCGCTCAAACTCGCTCGATGGGTCATCCGGGTTCCCAATCGCGAGGACCCGGTTGGTAGGGCTCGTGAGCAGCGTCGTCACGGCCGTCCACAGCCACTTGGGGACGCCGCACGCCTCATCTAGCAACACCAGGACGTACTTGGCGTGGATGCCCTGGAACGCAGTCGCCGCCTCCTCCTGGTTGCGGAGGTCCTGAGGCTTGCGACCATATGCGACCAGCGTCCCGTCCCACTTCCACTCTGGTGTGTCGCTCTCCGTGATGTAGCCCGGGAGCCCCGCCTTGCGATGGGCAACGCGGATGTACCTCCAGAGGATCGCCTTCACCTGGTTGGTGGACGGAGCCGTGGTCACCACGAACACGTCGTCAATGGGGTGGGTGTCCAGCCACCAGGCGACTGCTCGACTTGCGATGTGGGACTTCCCGGTGGAGTGAGCGGACTTGACGGCCGTCTTGCGATTGTCGCGGATGGAGTCCATGATCACGTCCTGTCGTGACCATGTGTGCTCGTGGAGGCGAGCAGACACCCACGCCGGTCCGCGGCTCGCCATCGGGTCCGGCTGAGGGTCGAGCCCGTCCGCGATGCGGCCCAGGAACCGACGCTCATCAGCCGCAAACACCGTCATGACCGGGTGTCCAGGAAGTAGTCCGCCAGCTGCTCCACCGTGATGACCACACCGTGACCTACCGGACAGCTGTACTCGTCCCGTTGGAAGGAGTACACAGAGCGGCGCAGACAGTGTGGGCAGAGGATCGGCTGTGTCTGCTCGACGGGCGGCTCCATCAGCGACACCTTGACGATGTTGACATGTTGGGCATATGGCGAAAGCCGGACGTACAGCCTCATGCAGCGACCTCTGGGAGAGCCGTACCCTCAACCAACCGCCTCCGAATTCCCTCACCCAACAGCCTGACCTGCTCGTTGTCCAGCCCGGCGTCATTGGCCGCTGCTCGGATCGCCGCCAACACCCAGGTTGCCTTCTGCTCCTCGATGGCGACCTGGCGCTCAGCGATCCCTAGCCGCGCCATGTCGTTGGCGATGCCATGGACCTCGCCCCGCAGAGCCTGCTCCAGCTTCCACCACTTGTTCGGCTCGACCCGGATGTTGCCCTGGGCGTCCCAGAACTTGACCCAGAACTCATCAACGGGGATGTCGTCAGCGAAGGTCGCCGCTACATACAGGTGCCCCATGGCCCGGTCGAGCACCAGCTGGAGAGCTTGAGTCACGCTGCTCCGTTGTTCAGCCCACTTGGGGTCCTCTCCACACAACTCACTCGCCTCAGCCCACAACACCCGGCGGACGGTCATGCGCCGCTTGCGGGCTCGCCGCTCGCTCTTGCGCATCGTCCCCTTGTCGTGGCCAGGCACGGCCGGGATCGTACCCGCCGCGGCGTTGGGCGGTCAAATGGGTCAAACGCCGCGAGCGGGGAACCGCGCGCCCGCGAGCCGCTGGGCCGCTCCCGGCGGCTACGCGGTCCGGAGAGGAGCCCGGAGCCCGATGCCCGCCCTTGCGAGGCATCACGCCCTCAGTCGGATCGAGGAGCCCCAGGCCAGGACGCCCGGGGATGGTTCTCCAACACCTCAACCCTCCACCCGGTCGGTGACCTCGTGAACACCCTCCTCCCCCAATGCTCCTCCGCCTCGTACACAGGCCACAACTTGGTCGCGACAACCTCGCGGAACCGGCCGCCAAGCACAATCGCCACATGACTCCGCCCTCCCACACCCAACGGAGCAGTCGGCAAGTCAACAGCCGGAACGGGCACGAGATGGACCCAACTTGATGACCACCCTTCCTCCGCTAACCCCACCCAACTCCTGAGCCACTCGGTGGTTCCCATCGCACGAGTCCGCTGGAGCCGCTTGTACCCCAACCACGCCCAGAATCCCAACTCGGCGTTGACCAGCGAATTGTCAATTTCTAGAGTCACATGACTGATCAAAATCCCACCATTTCCCTCTCTACACACAATGCCACTTCTAAGCCACCTCTCTGCCATTCTAACGGCAATTCACACCGCATCCATATAAGCGGACAGGTACCCCCTGACGGGTTTTGTTAGCGTCAAAATGCCCTGCTATTTGCCAGGTAATTTTCACACCAAAATCAAATGTCTGAAACATTACAGTGGTTTTGATTCAGACACACCGGAAACCATTCCCGGAAACCATTCCGGTTAGCCACCCGAACCCGCAGCCCGCCGACCAGAAGGAGCCCGTAAATCGGCCACCCAATCCCGGAACTCGGAGGCCAACTCCCACGCCTGAATTCGGGGGTCGCCCTCCACCACCCAAGCCTCCATCCCCGGTCCTCCGGCGTACGTTGTCAGCACGTCTCCGACATAGCCGCCGGAGCCGCCCATCCACCCCTCGTCCGCGTGAAGGATGCGAGCGACTCGCAGCGCCATATGACGCACCGCGTCTGCTCGATGGTCACCCTTGCCGAGAGCCCGCCCCTTGCGTTTCGCGTGCGCCACCCTCCACAGCCCCCACTCCTTCAACCGCGCATCGGTCGCGTACTTCTTGGCGTCAGCCGGAGTCTGCTCGACGACAGTCACACCAAGCGCATACCGACTCTCAGGCGATGAACGACCCACACAGTCTAAACGACCATCCAGCCCCGCGGACCGCGGCACGAGCAGACACCTGAGCCCCGCCGCGACCTCGACGCCCGTCAGATCCACGTTCACCTGTCGCAGGGCAAAGGACTCAATCACCAACCAAATCCTGAACCCCTCCTCAACGCCATACGCCCGGCCCACCCGCTCGCCGCCCAATCGCTTCTCCAACGTCGTGTCCGCCCAGAACAACCCCCTTGCCACGCCGGTCGCCCGTCCAGGGTCGATTGCCATCACAGCGAATCTCACGAGCCCTCCCGCTTGATCAACTGAGGCTCAATGAGCTGATACAAGAAGTCAGTGACCTCGTACGAGGCAGCCAGCCGTCGCGAGTCACAACGGACCTTGTGGACGATGACCGGCTCGTTGGGCTGCTCTCCGCCGGTAAACAACGCGATGCCCTCGTCCACACAGATAGGCTTCAGACACGTATCGCAGAGCAGGATCAGTTCACCCGCCTTGTTAGTGCTGATTCGCAAGTGTCCCAGTCTCCCTTCTCAATCGTTTACAACATCCGCTAGCACCGGTGGGCCTGTCCGGTGTCGTGTCCCAGGGTCCCGTCTAGGGACCCGGACACCACCACTGCCCCACAAGGTGTCCCAACCAGTGACCCACCCGCACACTGGGTCACCGCCGCCGGTACATGATCGACCGGTTTGGACCATCCCACGAGATCACTCGCTCATCATCGAGCAGGACCCGGAGAGCCCGCTTCACCCGTGTTTCCTTCCCGCCCAGGTTCCGGATGATCGAACTCTGACTCATCTCCCCGCTCAACGATCCATAGACCTCCTCGATGAACAGCGCGTCCCGCTGCTCCGCCGCCTCTGCTCGACCAGCTTCTCGCTTCGACAGCTTCTCCTTGGCGAACTGTTCAGGCAGGTATTCATCACCCTTCATCCCGCGGGTAGGATCAAAGACCATCCCAGGTCCTACCTGAACCCGATCCATTCGCATCGCCTTGAGATGGCCGTGACGGTTCTTTACGTCATGGAACATCCCAACCTCCGTCGAGCCCATCTGTTCCATCTTGATGATCGCTTCGCACCAGTCGATCAGGTGCCCAGTCCCTCGCGGCTGACCCATCGCGTTGGTGTGCTGTAGAACGATCACCGCGATGTCGAGCGTGATCGCCAGAGCCCGACATGCACGAGCTAGCATGGCCGTATCTTCCACGCCGTCCCGATTCTTGATACTGTACAGCCCGGCGGAGTCAATGATGACCACCCTCGCCTCTCGCTGTAGGACACGCAAGGCGAGCCGGGCGAGTCCCGCCGGAGAGCCAACATCCCAAGTTGTCTGTGTGTAGTAGCCGGGCTCTGCCCCGTTCAGATCGCCCCGGCGGGAACGCAGAGCGGCATTCACATTCCTCAGCTGACGAGTCCCCTCGCCCTCTAACACGATCACCGTTCCAGACATCACCCGGTAACCATTCCATTCCATTCCACGTTTCACGGCGTCTGCTACATCGGATGCCATGATGGTCTTACCCGTCCCACGATCCGCGTAGACCACCGTGTATCCGCCAAACGGGATCCAATCCTCAACCAGCCAGCGCGGAGGGGGCTGATTCAAGATGTCCTCGTCCGTCAGATACTCGTCCCTGGGCTCTCCACCTGCGAACATCTCCAACACCTGCTCGATCCGGTCCCGGTGCTCACCCGCCTCCTCAAGCCAGAGATCAACCGCTTCCCGCTCCGCGTAGCTATCCGTGGCCGCCTCCGCGACTGTGGGCGGGTCCTCCTTGATCAGCTGCTCGACTGATAAGCCATTAGTCAGATGGTCAGAGAAGTCTTTCCCACGAGCCGCCCTCCAACACTCGACCGTGGCTCCAACGGCATCGAGAGCATCCATAGCCCATCGAGCCCGCCGCGCCCCGTCATCGTCCCGGTCCCAGATCAGCATCACGTCAGCGTACTTGAGCGGCCGGGCGAGTCCCGCTGGCCATTTCCCGTTCTGTGGTGCTGTCGTGGCAACCCCTGCCCCGCTTTTGACGAACTTGTCCGCATCCTTCTCGCCCTCGACCAGCGTCACCGTGAGCCCGGACTTGACCGCCGCTCGGACCTCCGGGAGCCGGTACAGGACATCAGGCGCATTCCCGTATCCATCCTGCCAACCGCTCTCTGTGAGACACTCCCAAGCGAACCCCTTGGGGTCAAACCTGCTCTTGCGGCGAACGGGCTCCCCGCTCGCGTCGATGTACGTGTAGATGGCGATTACCCGCCCGCTAGCCTTCGCCATGTTCTCTGCCAATCTCTGGTCGAGAACCATCTACCCTGGACCGTACCCCAGGGTAGTCCCAGAATTCATGCGAGAGTGGGGCTACGCATTGCCTGGCAAGCGTCCCTGCTCCGGCCGGATAGCCGAAACGGTGGCCCACGACTCTACTCAGCGGACCCAACCAGCCGTCGGATCGGCCATCCATTCTCGGACCTCGATCTGGTCGAACCGCTCCTCATCGACCCGGCCGCGGATCGTACAGCCCCGGTCAAACTCCGCCGTGAATGGACACCGGCCCATTGCGAAGCAGACTGGCCGGAACAGCGGGCTCGCGGCGATGTATTCAAACTGCCACCCACTCCCCCAGCCATCTACATCCTGAGACTGACCGGGAATGTGTGGCGGCCGGTAGTCTGCGAGAGCCTTGATGATCTGGGCTCCGACTAGCCGCCACTCAAACTGCGCCTGTGTACAGAGCCGGTTGCCCAGGTGCTCGATCAGGTTCCGGAGGTTGGTCTTGTAGTTCAGCCGGGTCAAGGTGTCGTGAGGCAGGAGTCCTCTTGCCTCCTCCGCCGGGACGCCGTTAGCGATCAGCCACTGATACGCCTGCCAGATCGCCTCGATCCCCTTGGACCAGACTTCCTGTGTCTGGCGATTCGCGCTAATGATCGGTCCGCCTCTCGCCGCGATCTGGTCCTTGACCGCGAAGCGCATCGACTCCTGAGCGTACACGGCCGTCCGCTGGCGAACCATCTGATGTGTGAACGCCCGGGTGACGTTCTCGACCATGAAGTGAAGGTCAACAGCCTCCAACGGAGCCTTGAGATGGGTTGCGTTAGCCTGTTCCCACGCCCACGTTCGGTCCTCGTCCGTTAGCTCGCTCAAACTGCGAATCACCCGTCCCTTGTACATGTACACGAATGCCGCTATGGCCCCTAGCGGGTCCGGCGTCGCGGAGAGCAGCGTCACCTGGGGGAACCCCTGGCCCACCGCCGGTTCCGCCGGGTACATCGCCTTGTCCACGTATGTGCTGACTTTGTTGTCCATCTGTCCCCTTCATTCGTTCAAACCTCTCAGCGAGATGTCCCCTGACCTGTCTGATCGGATACAGCCGATCATTGATGACACGGTACCCGCGGTGGAGATCGATGATTGTCTGACGACTGAGACCAAGGTCCAGCTGTAGCTGCTCCAGCGTAGTTCCGGCCGCGACCCATCGCAGCAGCTTCTCGCGGACCGGCCAGGCGTCCACTCTCAACTGACTCCCAATCCGGTTGAGATATGACTCCCGGTTGTACTGCTTGCGATCCTTGTTCGCGTACCACGCCCGGCGTCGAGCCCGCGCACAGGCGTAGCACTCCGGCCGGATGTAGTACACGTTCCGGCCGCGGTGGTAGATGTATGGGAACTCGTGAATGTGCTTCCAGCGGGTACAGCGTGAACAGTTCCGCCGCCCGCAGATCAACCGCGAGGAGGTAACCAGTCCGTCTGCTCGCCTGTGTGCTCTCGCAGTCATTACGGCGTCACAACCCAGAGTCTCTTGACGTTCAGCTTCCGGACCGCCGACCGCGCTGGCTTGGTCGCCTCGACTAACAACAAATCCGAACCGGTGTTGAACTCCATGATGTGATCCCTGTAGACCGGGAACCGCCAGCGGTCCACCGTGATGAGGAGTTGATCGGTGTCGTCCTCGCCCGTCAGCAGCGCCCACTCCCGCAGGTGCGGATCCTTGAGCTTGGCCGGGTCCAGTTCAATCCCACGAGCCCGGTTCTGTTCAAAGATGTCTCTGATGTTGAGCTTGAGGAACGTCCCCAGCCACACGCAGCGGACCGCTTTGCCAACCAGAGACTCCGCCGCGAGGTCTGTAGCGGTGTGGGTGGGGACGGGTAGCCCCATCCCATCACTCCCGCTCTCAAGCCACTCCCGGCTCAGCGCAATGTTCCGGTCGAGCAGGAAGGCGTTGAACGGGTCCTCGTCCGCGAGCCACGCCTTGATCTTCTCCGCTGTCTTGGGTCCAAACCCTTTCAGCTCAACGATCTGGTCCCAGGAGGTTGGATGGCGACTGCGAGCCCACTCCGTCACGACCGCCGCCGTCTTGGGTCCGATCCCGTTGATGGCTCGGAACCCGGCTCTGATCCCGCCGTGCCTTCCCACCGGCGTCCAGCCTTCCTCCGACTTAGCCAGAGACGGACGCCGGACCCGGATTCCATGCTTGTTCGCGTCCCGGAGTAGGTTGCGAGTGCGCTCCGGGTCGCTCGACGCCTCCGTCAGGCTAGCGGCATAGAACACATTGGTGTGGTGCTGCTTGAACCACTGTGTGTAGTAGCTGATCAGCGCGTACGCGGCGCAGTGAGCAGCGTTGAAGGCGTACGCTCCGCTGGTAACCATGTTCCCCCAAATTCGGTCCGCAAGCTCGACGGGCATTACCCGCTCCGCCCCGGCCAGGAACTCCTCGCGCCTGGCTTGGAACTTCTGCTCGCCCTTCTTGAGCGCGATGATCTTGCGAATCTCTGCGACTCCGGCGGGCGGGAACCCTCCTATCTCGCGAGCCACCTGAAGTATCTGTTCCTGGTACACCATCTGGTATTGAGTCGGCTTGGTGATGGCGTCATACGCCGGATGGACCCGCTCCGGCTCGCGGAGCCCCGCCTTGATCTCTGCGTACTCGCGGGCGGCTCCGTTGTGGAGCGGTCCCGGGCGGCAGAGGGCGATACAGTCCATCAACTCGCTGAACCGCTCCGGCTGAATCCCGGCCGTGACGTACCGGGTAGCTCGACCCTCAAACTGGAAGATGCCCGTCAGGTCGCCCGCCCTGAACGCCTCATACACGACAGGGTCATCGAGGTCCAGCGCGTACAACTCCGCCGCCGTCAGCCCGATCCTCTTGCAGGCGTCCCAGAGCATCGACATTGTGTTGAGACCCAGGAAGTCCATCTTGACGAGCCCCTGTCGCTCCGCGTCCGGCTTGTCGAGGGCGACCACCTGGAGGATGTTCCCGGAGCCCTTGGGGACCTCCCGCTCAGCCACGGTCGTGACGCTGGTGATCGGCTCGTTGGACAGCACGAGCCCCGCGGCGTGAACACCGAACCCCTTGACATTCCCCTCTAGCCAAGCTCCCTTGGCCAGGTCCGGGTTCCGGTCCCAGACTGCTCGCGCCTGAGGGAACTGCTCGATGGTGTCCTCAATTGTCGAGCTAGCGCGGAGGTCGCCGCTCGACCGCTCGATGAGGAACTTCTTCAACTCCTCGACCTCCCACTTGGGGATGCGGAACACCCGGGCGATGTCGTCCAGCGAGTTGCGCCCCTTGAACTGGATGTACGTTCCGATGTTGTTGACGCAGCCGGGTCCCATCAGGTTCTCATAGAACCGGCGGAGGATCGGCCGCGCCTCACTAGGGAAGTCCAGGTCAATGTCTGGCAGGTCCTCCCTCGTCACATCGATGAACCTCTCAAAGCGGAGCAGACCTTCAAACTCGCGTCGCAATGGGTCAACCTCCGTGATCTCCAGCAACCACGCCGCTATGCTGGCCGCCGCCGACCCACGAGCCGGGCCAACTGGGATGCCAAGACTCTTGATGTGACGTACGCCCGCAGCGACCAGTAGAAAATAGTCCACAAAATCTTTGCCTTCAATGAGCGCCATCTCATGCCTGAGCTGGGCGCTGTATCGCTCCTTCTCCTCGTCCGGGAGCCGGTGGAGCCCGCGAGCCCGCCAACCCGCCTTGAGGAGGGCACGCCAATACCGGACCGTGTCGCCCTCGCCCGCCGGTAGCGGGTACCGGACCATGGGGAGCCGCGGGAGCCGGGCTGAACACTCCTGGGCAATCTCCTCTGTTGTGACAATCGCCTCAACTGCTTCCTCCTTACTCAAGCCAGTAGCTCTCAGCTTCCGGTACACCGTCGCATCGTTTGGTGGTGGGCAGAGTGGGACGTTGTATCCCCACTCACGAGCCTGCTCCTCTAGTGTTCGCTTCTCACCTGGCCGGAGGTTGTGGAGTATCTGTTGAACCTCTGCTTCCTCCAGCATCGTGTAGTGGCAGTCGAGCGTAGCCGCGAGCCGCGAGCCGATAGCCCGGGCGAGCCGCCCCGCGAGAGCGTTGAACCGCCGTGTGGCTTCCAACTCCGGGAACGCCTGGACCTCGATCAAGTAGTTGGAGCCAAACGTCTCCCGGAACAGCTGCGCTATCCGCAGCCCTCTGGCGTAGCTCGCCCGCTCCTGGGGGATACCCTTCCCACCGACCGTCGCACATGAGAGGAGGCTGCCCTGACAGCCGGACAACACAAGGAGTCCCGCTCGCCGCAGGCATAGCTGCTCCCACGTGACCGTTGGCTCGTAATAGAAGTGGTGCCAAGCTCCTGTCACCAAAGCGAGCAGGTTGGCATAGCCTTCCGCGTCCTTGGCGATCAACGTCAAGTGATGTTTGCGCTGAGTCTCCGTTCCGTCCCGCCGCCAGAACCGGCCGACAGGCATATAGACCTCGCAGCCGAACAGCGGCTTGATGCCCGCCTGCTCCGCCGCCAACTCGAACTTGACATGGGAGTCGATGTTGCCATGCTCGGTGAGGGAGAGAGCCCCCATCCCCAACTCCGCCGCCCGGCGGACGTGAGCCTCAGGCATCCCGTAGCCGTCCAGGTAGCTCAGCGTGGAGTGGTGATGTAGCGAGACAAACTTCATCGGCTTGATGTTCCCGTTCACGTGTCCTCGCGTACGCATTGCGAGTCCCGCGGACGAATGTTCACCGCCGACCTTCACTTCATGGGCCGCGAAGTCACCCAGTCTGGCTGGACTCATTGTGGTTCTCCTCGACTAGGTTGGCCCCCATGAACCGTCCGTCAATCCCGGACGGGAACCCCTCGATCAGGACGGCCGTGACCGGCTGCTCGCCCAACAGTCCCTGCAGCCGGGACACGCCGTCCTCCGTTATGTATGCATCGATCAGCAGTCTGATCCTCATCGTCATGTCCACCACTCTCCATCTCGTGTCGTCTCGCCCTCGATTGCCCTGACCAGGAAGGCAGCGAAATTGATCAGGTCAATCGCGTCATCAACAGGACCGGGACCGTATGGAATCCCGCCGGGCCACATCGCGTCCCAGAGCCGGTCGGATCGCTCGCGGATACGAACAACCACACCCTTCCAGCCGCTCCTCCGCCAGTTGTCCTGATACTGCTCGTTGCGCTCCGCGTAGAGGTCCAGAGCCCGGAGCAGGATCGCCGCCTGTCGGGTGACGTCTGCTCGACCGTGGTAGCCCATCACACGGACGCACCGCCGGACTTTGGAGTCAGTCAACATACGGCCGGACCTCGACCCGGAGCCCGAATGCCTCCAACCAGATACGGCCGGAGCCGGAGTCGCGAGCGCACCAATCGCTCTCCCGGAGCCCGTCATAGACCTCCTGAGCGACCTCGACACAGAAGTGGCCTAGCCCCATTTCTACGGCGTTGCGCCCCACCAGGTGGACGTAGATGTGGTCGGCACTACGGAACCAGCGGAGAGGCCACTCAGCGGGCTCTCGGGGCGTGACCTCGCGGAACCCCAGCACCAGCATGAACTGTTTGATGCGTGGATCGCGAATCTCATCCGCCGCGACCTCGTATGTCAAGTGCGCGAAGCTCATGACTACCTGCTTCCACCGTACAGGTTGATCCCAGAGCCCGCCGTCCATTTGGCGGCCGGTTCGGAGAGCAGCCAGAACACGACCTCTGCGACCTCGCCCGGCGTTAGATGGTCGTTCATCTTCAAGTCCTTGCGCTGGTACTGCTCCGCCTCTGCCCGGGTGAACCCACGGGCTCTCAGCCCCTTCAGGACCTCCTGGCCCATGGGCGTATCGGGAACGTGGTAGGGGTGAACAGTGTGAAAGTAGAACCCGCTCGCGGTCAACTCCCAGGCGAGTTCCCGGACCGCCGCCGCGAGCCCCGCCTTGGCTGCGCAGTACGCCGCTCCGTGCGTCAGTGCGTGATCGTGGGCATACGAGCCAATTAGGACCACGCTCCCGCCTAGTCCGCCCCTGTCCTGGACGTACGCCTTGGCTGCCATGAGCGGGAGTGTTAGACAGGCTCGTATCACTTCTGCGATGTCGTCCTCGTCCGCGTCCTGAAAGGGCACCATTCGGGTAGCGCCCAGCGTGACGACCATCGCATCGTGGTCCAGGAACCGGAGGTTGGGGATTCGATACACCCCATCCTCATCCCGACAGTCACTCGTTCTCACTCCCCACCCGTTGTGACTCAACTCGTCCCTCACTGCTGATCCGATGTTCTCCTGCTCCTCGCTCGCTCCAAGCACTACCGCATTCATTGTGTCTCCTCATCAGGTCTAGTAGTCCATCAGCCGCGTCACTGAGATGGTCATACTCCATTCCATCCCACAAGGTGTCCTCGTTGTACTGCGTTCGCCGGAGGACCGGTGTGCCCAACCGCTCGATCTGAGCTTGTTCCAGCACCCACGGCAGATCATCGAGGACCGCCACGACTCGCCGTGGGTCGATCCGCCGGGCTAGCTCCATCATCTTGTTCTCCCCGAACAACAGCCCATCGAACTCGATGTGGTTACGCCGGGTCCATTCAACCGTGTCCGGGTCGATCCGGTCATACCGGTCGTGAGGGCGAGTCGTGGTCAGCCAGACCTCTGCTCCGGCGGACCGGAGCCGATTCACGAGCGGAGCCGCGTACGGGTAGGTGCCCATCGTCCGCTTGAGACCGCCCTGTCTGTACGCCAGCTTGATCGCCCGGAACGTCGAGAGGTCGATGTTGTACACGTCGCACATCCACTCGCGGAACCGCGGCTGACCGGTGTACCCCTCGCGACCAAGCGGCTCGTACCCCAACCAGCTGCTCGCGAACTCGATGAACCGCGGGTGATAGGGGGCCAGGGTGCCGTCGATGTCGATGGCGACCACCGGCTTTATGGGCTCTGAGCATCTTGAGCACAGCATCATGTAACGTTCTCCATCAACTCCTCCACACGTTGATATGACTGGTGTAGCAGGACTCCCGGCTTCCAGGTCCCGAACCTGCCGTTGCGCATGATCTTGGGATGGCAGTCGCAGTCCGTCTGCGTCACCTTGTAGCCCTTCCTGGACCCACACTTTTGGTCGGGAGCTTGCGCATACTCCGTGACTCGGTAGCCGAACAGGTCCTGCGCCCGGTACCACTTGTCCTGCTCCAGCCCGTTGTACACCACGTTGTTCTCGCGGACCTCCGCCGGTGCTCCTTCAACGAGCCAGATGTCCGCCGACTCAAAGTGGTGACCGCCCTCGCACAGCGCCCACGCCGGAGCCGTATTGATCACAAGGGGGTACTTCCTCACCAGGTCCCTGGCCACTCCCGCATTGACTCGCACCCTCTGAACACGGTCCCCATACCGTCCCCACAGCGCGGCGTACGCGGGTGCGAGAGCCCACGCCGGGCGGAGCCCTACCTCATAGCGGTCCCAGGAGGTCGAGCGGACCTCTCCATACACCTTCCGCGAGTACATCTCACCGGTGCCGACCTTCTGGAAGATCAGGTAAGCATCCGGGAGCCGGTGGGTGATCCCCGGGATGGCGTCATGGAGGAATACTCCTTGGGCCATTGGAGACTGAACCGGCTGTTCGGAGAGGATGTCCACCCGGAGCCCTGCTCGCTCGACTGCGTGAGCAGAGAGGAGTCCGGCCGGTCCACAGCCGATCACGGCTACGTCAGCCATCGTCGCTCTCCATGTAGCCCAGGAACCGGTGTAGCTCGTTGCGGGCTACCCGGATCGCCCTCGCGTACCGTTTGGGCTCGACCTCCGCCTCACCACTCCGGTACTCCGTCACCAGGTTGTGGAAACGGGGACCAGCGCTAAACACCCACTCAACCTCCTCCTTGTTTGTGGCTGGGTCCTCGATGACCTCCATGGTCATGTGCCGCATCCCCTTCATCATCAGGAACGCGGCCAGCGGGAGGTCGCCTGTTCTGAATACTTCCTCAGTGTGTTCCGTCATCTCATTCTCCCGGAGGAGCCCCGGGACTCTCCGCCAAGTAGAGCCCCGGGGCAGCTTGTGGACTAGAACGGCTCGCCGCTGTCGTCCTTCCGGAGCCGCTGGACCAGGACCGCTCGTGCCCCATTGGTGGGCAGTTCACGCTCCTTCAACTCCGCCTTCAGCTCAGCAACGGACAGACCGTCATAGTTGTCGTCCGGCTCCGCCTGCTCCTCGTCCTCGTCCTCCTCGTCCTCGTCCTCCTCCTCGTCCTCGTCTGGTTCCTCCTCGTCCTCAGGCATCGCCTCGACGATGGCCGCCCGGATGTCATCATCTGACATCGACTTCTTGACGGAGATGTCCAACTCCTCGTCCTTGATGAACTTCTTGAGTTCAGTCCGGTTAAGGCTGTCGAGGTCCACGCCCTCGTCCTCCTCGTCCTCGCCCGCCTCGTCCTCGTCCGGCTCCTCCGCCTCGTCCGGCTGCTCGACCTTCATGAGCTTGGCGATCCGCGGCCGGTAGTCACCGTCCTGGTCGGTGTCGGACTTGAGCCGGGCGAGCACCTTCATGCCCTCTGCCTTGTCGGTGTCGAGGGTGCCCTTGGGCGGGAGCCCTAGCGACAGGAAGAACGCCTTGGTGCGAGCTTGAACGAACGGGGAGTCATGCTCCAGCAGGGGGTACTCCCAGATGGGTGCGTACTCCTCCTTGAGCCGGTGGCCCTGAGTGTCGTGGGTGGGCCTGAACCGGACCTCCAACATTGCGTTCCCGTTGGAGGACGGCTTGGGACCGTCGATGTCCTCGACCGTCAGGATGTACGTCCCAACGGGAGCATGGTTGTCACTGACATCCGAGAACTGCGTTACGTCATACTTCACCTTTGGCATTGCTTAGCTCCTCTTGGTTTTGACGACACGGCCAGCAGCGTGTTTGGCGCTGATGTTCCGGACCGCTTGTCGCGCTTCTGATCGGCGGGCTCTCGTGGTCCCGCCCCGGTTGTTGGTTCTCGCCCTCGCGGGCTCGCCCAGGGGGACGCCGCGGGACTTCTCAACGAGTTCGATGATCTTGGGCATCGTGGGGTCCACGACCCGGTGCGTCTTGACGTCCATATCGAACTGGTCCTTGGCGTAGTACCGTTCTGTTGCGTGAGTGCGTATGACTCTGCGATCCTCTTGACCTCCGATCTTGGTGACCTCCATGAACAGGACCTGATTCATGTAGCCGCAGAACTTGGGGCTCATGTTCTTGCCCTGAATCCAGGGCATCAGCTTCTTGTCTTCCGCCGGGTCCTGCGACGGGAGCAGCTGCGAGCAGTGCGCAGTGAAGCCGAAATTGAAGGTGTCGGGTCCCACCATGTGACGCATCCAGCGCGACAGCCGGGCCATGTTGATCCCATACTCGCCCTGGTCCACGTCATACCGGGCTCGTGATGGCTTCTCGCGGACGGCCGTGTCCCAGACATCATCGAGCAGGTGATCCTGGAGCAGGGAAGCAGAGTCAACCCAACACCAATCGAAGTCATCGCCCATCTCGTGACGACCGTACTCTAGGATGTTGTTCATGTCATCCCAGTCGTCTGCTTTCCACCGCTCGACCCGCCGCCGGTCCGCCGCGAGCATCGCATCCTGGTGATCGGTCGGAGGGTGGATGAGGAGGACCCGGCCGGGCGTAGTTCCCACGAGCCGCGTCTTGCCAACGCCCGGGTCCGCGTACACACAGATGCGGGCATGCTTGGATTCGATGATGGGCTTGATCTCTTTGGGCTTGGTCACTGCATCCTCGCGTTCTCGCGGGTCCGCTGGACACGGTGCTCAGGGCACTCGCACTCCTCCCAGACCCAGATGTACTCCCACACCGCGTTCACAGCCGCGTCGAGCGCCACCGCCGCTCCCCGCTCCGCCGTCCGGAGCGCATCAACCAGTTCGTGGTGCTCCGGCCGGTCGCCGCCGCGGGCCTGACAAATCTCCTCCGCCAGCTTCTTGACCTCCAGGCCGGACTTGTACAGGTACGCCGCCAGGATCAAGTGCGCAAATGGGACGGGAGCCCTGTACATGAACTCGTCTAGCTCGCCGCTCAGCGCCTGCCTTCTGATCTGCTCTCTTGAAATGCTCATCCTTGACCTCGATCATCCTTGTACATCTCCGCAGGGAGGGCAACCTTGGCCACTTCAAGGGAATACTCCAGAAGTGCGACCACCTTCTCCGGCTCGCCCCGGAACACAATGTAGAAGTCGCGAGGAGTTTCCCTTGGATTGCCAATGGATATCCGCGTCTCGGCTATGGGGTCGTCAGGTTCCCTGACAATATGAACTCTCATCGTCTCTCTGCTAGCTCGTGCGCCTCGTATCCGTTCCAAGGCACTGTTATCTGGTCCAGCACACTCATCCAGTCGCCTCCCGACTCGTGGACCTCGCATGACTCGCGGACGGGACACCCGCGACAGTTCGGGAAAGCGAGTGTCCCCGGGTTCTTGTAGACCATCGGGGGTATCTCACCGTTCCAATCCACCGTCCTTGCCGCCCCAATTACGTACATGTCTGCTGCCTCTGCTCGGAGACGGTCATAGAACCGCTGCTTGTCAGCCCGGTCCCGGTACACAGGCACCCGAGCGAAGTACGCCGCCGACTGCCGCTTGGACACGGAACCGTCCTTGTTCAGCCGCCGCCCCTCATCGTCAAAGCGGTCATCCGGGTTCGGGACCGCCTTGCGAAGGAACGTGTACAGGATGTGGTCGATGTCCTCGCCCTCGCGGAGGATGCCTTGACGCCGGAGCCAGCGCGGTCCGAACGTCCAGTACATGCTCGCCTGCTCGTCTAGAGCCAGCGCATCCGTCGAGATAGCCGTGGCTGTCTTGAACTCCTTGAATATCAATCGTTTGGTGGGGAGATGTCTCCACACCCCATCCAAGGTCCCGACTGCTTTGAACCGGAACGCCGCAGGCATCCCCTGGTACACCGGAACCTGGAACACCTGCTCACTGCTGATGACCTCGTACTCCGCATCATCTGGTGCGTACTCCTCGACGTACCGGGTCAACATTCCGCGGCCCAGGTCGAGCGCATCGACCCACGCCTCATCCGAGAACACGTTGAACCCATGCTCCTCCTGTAGCTCGCGAGCCTGCTCCTCGTACAGCCTAGCGAACGTGTCCGCCGGAGCAGGACCACGCTTGCGACCCGGGATGTAGTACGCCGCGAGCGCACGGTGAGCCAAGTCTCCGAACCGGAGAGCAGTTGGTTGTGAGATGGCCTGGCGCCCAAGCACCCAAGTCAGCCACCACCTGTGACGGCACTGTAGGAACGTTGAACGCTCCGAATTGCGAACCAGCCTCATCATATCCCTTCCGCGTCTATTGATCAGCGAGGACTCCGCCGGAGCCCCGCCGGGGACCGTACCCGATCCGGCCGGTGAGCGGGCGGCTCCTCGCGAAGTCGCCCGCTCGCTCCGGGAATTTCCTAGACGTACCCGCAGTGAGGCCACGGCCGGTAGCCCCGCCGGTGGATCAAGATAACCGCCCTGTACTTCTGCTCTAGCTCGCTGTTGAGATCAGGTCGGCTCCGCCCTCCGACACCCCACCATGTTGGGAGGTCGAACTGGAGCCCACCATAGAACCCGTTGCCCGTATTCAGGTGCCAACGGCTTGTTGACTCGCAGTACGCCATCCGGTCCAGCTTGGCGTTGTACGGCCGGACCACCACGATTCGGTGGTCTACCGGTCGCCGCCGGTGCCGCCGCCGCTTAGGAGCCCGTCTAACAATCGGCGGCGGTGGGGGCTGGACCGTTACCCACGTGGAGTCACCGGAGCCCGGGAGAATGGCAGAGAGTGTGGCGAGAAGAATAGTCGTCATGGGTGCGACCTCCTAGATTGCGCCGTAGCCAGCGACTAGGCGAAGTTCCTGGCGAGTCCGCCGGTAGTGGTCGATGCCGTGAGTGCTCATGTGCTCCGCGGCTCCCTGCTCGATCAGCCGGTTCAGAGCCCGGGTGGTAGCGGGCTGCGAGAGCTTTCCAGCACGGTCCCGGACCGCCGTCTTGGCGGCCCAGTCGCTGGTCAGGACCTCGCGGACCCGCTCGGTGTTCTGCTCCGCTGCCGTCCGGCGGGTGAGGGGTGGCGGTGGCTCCCAAATGAGGAGTTGGTCGTTGATGAGCGAGAGGTCTGCCATGAGTCCTGCTCGCCGCTCCTTCAGTGCCTTGATGATCTTCTGCTCCAGCGTCATTAGAACGTTCCTGTCAGTATTCGGATTGCATTGATTGCTATCACGATGATCGTACAGATCACGACCACCCACATCATTCGCTTGATGGACTGGTAATCGTCCTCACTCATTGTGCCACTGTGGATGGGCCGGGTGATTGGAGCTGACCTCGCCCTCGCGGGCGACTGGCCCGTCATAGCCGGACTCCTCGTTGGGGTTCTCCATCTCCACCACCCGCTCCGCCGCCGCCCGCTCCTGCGCAGTCTCGTGCCACAGGTTGAGTTGGTTGCGAATCGCAGTGACCTGATCCTCGTCTAGGTGGGCGATGTGATTGATGACCTCCTCGACGTGTTTGGGGTCATCCGTCGCGGAATTGATCCCGGAGAACTCCTCCACTGCTCGTCCCAAGAGCCGGGCTCGCACGTTCCGGAGCCGGTCCACGTAGTTCCTCGCGGCCCAGGCCACTTCATCCGCGAGGTCCGCCCGTCCCACCTTGCGTAGCCGCTCGCACGCCTCCGGAGCAGGACCCGGATCCAACAGCCGGTTCTCGATGTACTCCTGGTCCCTGATACCCATCTTGTTCATGCTCGCCCTCCTTTGATCAGTCTCTCCATCCAGGCTACGGACAACGCCGCGATCTGTGATAGCTCTTTTACCAACGCCGCGTCCGATATGTCGATGTCGTCCGTGGCTAGCCCTGCTCGGACGAGACAGGCACGTGAGACCTCGCCCATCTCCTCGACCAGGCACGCCGCGGAGACGAACTCATCCATCTCCGGGTCCGACAGGGTGTACTTGAACTTGCCCTGTTCCTTGAGCACCAGCTGTCGCCGCCGCTCTTTGCCGACCATGGTCAGCGCTATCTCCAGAATCGTCCCGACTTCCAGGTCAGGATCGTACATCAGTCCACCTCCCTCTCTAGTTGATCTGCTTTGGCGTTGAACGCCGCCGCCTCCTCCGGCGTACGCCCGGTGTTGTTGCGCAGTAGCTCGATTCGCCTGCGCCTGGTTAGGTCCGGTCCGCGTAGATGGTCAATCTCCTCCCGGAGCAGAGCGGCCCAACGCTCGACCTCCTCAACGAACCAGCTGAGCCGCTCCAGGTCATATTCCCTCATCTCCATATCCCGAGTCCGGCGGATGAGGCTGATCGCCCTGCTGATGTGGCGGCGCATCGGCGTCCACGCCTTCTTCGCGTCGTCAATCGCATGCCAAGCGAACACCGCCCGCGAGGGCAGTTGAACGTACGGGAGCCCGCTGTCCATCTCGTGGAACTCGTCCGGGTCCCCTGCTCGCCGCCCTAGCCGCGGGCGTGATCTAGACATCAACAACCTCCCACTCCACCGTCTCATAGATGCCGCCGTTCTCGCCATCCAGCTGTCCCGGGTCCGCCTGCTCCAGGCAGTCCCTGATCTGCTCGCCCATGTCGTCCCGGGAGGCGAACTTACCCTCACTCCGCTCGACCTGAACGGTCACTGTGTATATAAATCTCATTCTAAGCCATCTCTCTGTTGTTCTCTGCCAACGCGGCAGTCTGGTCTGTATCCTAATGTGGCTGGGTCCCGTCTCGCCCAGAGACGGGCGGAGAGCGGGACCCTAGCGCGTCCGGCGATTAGACAGCGGGCTCCCTCCTTTAGAAGGTCCAGCTGTTCTGGTAGTACAGGATGGCGAACGCCATCAGCCCGACGATGAACATCATCATCCATTTCTCGCGTGTCATCAGTCCCACCACTCGTCGCCGCAGTGGTCGCAGACGAACTGCTCGACCGATTGGACGCACGTGACTGCTGTGTAGTGGTGCTTCCCGTCCGGGGACTTGGGGCACTTGCCATATGGCTCTAGCTTGCGCCCCTCGCCCATGCTCATCCCGGCCCAGGAGGAGCCGTACGGCTGCCCGAATTTGTCGAGAGTCATCACGCCACCTGCTCGCCCCGGCGGGCGAGTTCCGCCCGGAGTGACCGGACTGACACCTGTCCGATCCCGCTGAGGTGTACGAGCCCTGCAAGCGGATAGCGCGGGTCACCCGGCTCCGCACGCTCCTGGTCCGCCAATGTGTTGAGGATGGTCCGGAGAGCATCCGTGTTCATCTTCTTGATCGCTTCGCTCTTCTGTGTAGGGTTCATCGCTGCTCCTCTGTTGCGTGGTCGATTAGATCCTGGGCCAGCCCCTCCGTCCACCGGCGGATTCGCTTGGCACGATACCGGTCCACGCCGTACATCGCGCCCTGCGGCTTTCAGCCCCGGTGTCCGGCCAGGTAGGCGAGATACGCCCGGAAGTAGCGTAACTCGCCCTGGCTCATTTTCATGTTTCCTCTATCCATCTTCTCACTGCTCCTTCTTCTTGGTCATGCGCTCCCGAATCTTCAGGATCGCGTCGTTGTTGATCTGCTTGCCCTGCGTGACCTCCCAGATGTACTCCTGGATGCTGTCTTCCGTCCGGTAGTACAGGATGTTCAAGCTCGTGGTCCGGTTCCGCATCCCGCGGTCCTCCAGCTGCTCCTGATCGTCCGGGTTCCACGTCTCATCGAGGATGTGGATGGAGCCGGTCATTCCCAGGTTGAGCCCGACGCCGCCGGTCTGGGTGGTCATCACGAGTGTGCGAGCCTCGTCCGTCTGCTCCTTGTACCAGTCGAGAACCGCGTTGCGCTTAGCGCCGGTCACGGAGCCGTCGAGCCGCTTGACCGCGAGCCCGGTCCGGCGCAGAACATCCTCGACCATCTCGACCATCCGCTGAGACTCGCTCGCGACGATGGCCTTGGCACCCGGCTCCGCGTCCTCCGGCCGGACGCCGTACGTGTCGAGCCGGTCGAGCAGGACCGGGAGCTTGCCCGAATCCGGCGTGGGAGTGACGGTCCCGTCCGCCGCGACCTCGCAACGGGCGTTGGCCAGCTGCTTGAGCCGGGCGAACTCCGCGAGGACGCCGTCAGCAGCGATCACGCCGCCCTCGACCGCGACCTCAGCCGCCCGCTCAAAGCGAGCGTACACCCTCCGCTGGCTCGCGGTCATCGGAGTCGGGACGTTGATCACGACCTTGGGGGGTAGCCCAGGCAGAGCCGTCGCGCGGTCCCGGCGGATCATATGACCGCGGTGAGCCGCCCAGAACGCCTCCTCACGGCCGGGCATCAGCTTACCGATTCCGGTGCCCGCTCCCGGGTCAACGGGTCCGGTCCCGTCCGCGTTCATCAACCACCGCTGAGCCCACTTCCACTTGCCAGGGTACTTCTCCGGCTCGATGAAGTGAAGGACACCCCAGAGGCGAACCGGCTTGCCGCCCATCGGCGTCCCACTCAGCGCGTACTTGCGCTTGGCGTTCCGGCCCAGAGCATCGACGCCGCGAGCGAACAGGGTGTTGCGATCCGCGCCCAGACCGTACTTGTGGAACTCATCGAGCGTCAGGGACGCCCAGCTGACATCGAACAGGCGAGCCTGCTCGTCATCCTTAGCCCGGTACTCCCGCCCCTTGTGGTCCCGCGAGAGAACCCGGCCGGAGCCCGCGTCCCGCGCTACCCGGACCATCTCCGGGTTCACGATCAGCCATACGTCCTGCTCGCCCGCCTCGATCGCTGCGAGAGCATCGGTGACCGCCTGCTTCCGCTCCTTGACGGACTCGCCCCAGAACACCCGGGCGTTGGGAGCGTGAGCCGCCAACTCATCAGCCCAGGGGTCCTTGTGAAGGGTGATCGGGGCCACCACCAGATTCGGACCGGTCAGCCCGGACTCCTCGACCGCGAAGATGACCTCCACCGTCTTGCCGACGCCGGGCTGGTTGGCGTTCAGCACGTTCTTGATCGCCATCATCGCTACGTCCGCCCGCTGGTACGGCCGGAGCCACGCCGCCGCGTCCCCGTTCACCCTGCTGAGCTTGGCGTCATCAGCGTCCGCGACGACACCTAGCCGCCGCTCCGTCTTGACCTGCTCGCGACCCCAGGCCTTGATCGCGTCCCCAAGCTGGAGCCCGGGACCGAACGTGTCCCGGAGAGCCCTGGCGGAGTCCAGGTCGAGCGGGACGGTCCAGAACGGTCCGCCGTCCTCCCGCGGGACGAACTTGCGACCCTGAATCGCCTTGACGCCCTCGACCGCGGCCGGATCGTACTTGAAGTGGACGTTGATCCGGTTGCCCTTCTCGTTGATTTCAGCGAATGCCTTCATGATTACGCCTCCACCACCTTCCGAGGACACATCTTCGCACAGTAAATGAAGTGCGCTAGGTCCTGTTCACTCCACGCCGGAATTGCGTATCGCTCGGTCATCTCGACCAGGGTGGCTGCTCCCTGCTCGTCCAGCAGGGGCTCGCGGGAGAGGAGCCTCACCATCTCGCCCGCCGTTTTGGCGGTCGCCACGACCATCGTCCCATCGTAGAAACGCATGTCGCGCTCGTGGAGGAGGGTCAGGGCCTGGTCCTTCAGTTCGGTGGTCTGCTTCGTGGTCATCATCAGTCTCCTTCTGGTTCTCAAGTCTGGGGTTCGCGCCCAGCCGCGTCCTTCGCACTACGTGCGAGTATACCCGATCCGTGAACAAAGGTTACGCTCCGGCGTCCGACAGCCAGTAGCTCCCGGACCCGCTCGATGGACGCCACGACCTCGCACTCAAACTGGTCGTCCACAAACGCCCGGACCAGAATCACGCCCTTGCCCCCGGGTGAGTACTGGATGAGCCGGTGAGGGTGGATGTTGAACTCCCTCACGTTCTCGCCGCGCTGGCGTAGCTCGACGCCAAGAGCTTGCGCATCCCGGTCGAGCCGGGCGATGGTCTCATTCAGAGACACGTCGAACCACCACCCATCCTAGCTCAGATCGCTTGATCCTTCCCTCCTGGCGGAGAGCAGACATCAGTTGCCAGACTGCTCCCGGACTGAACCCTGTCCGCTCACTCAGCTGGAGCATGGTCACGCCGGGCTCCCGCTCGATGGCGTTGAGTAGCAGTGCCTTGGGGGTCATAGCTCCTCCCTGATCTCGTCTGGAATGGTCGCCGCCTTGAAACAGTACGTACACGGCCGGGTCCGGTACCCGCCGACCGGCCAAGCCTTGTCAACGAGCAGACGCCGCCCGCAGTCCCGGCGGGGACAGGTGATGATGTACCCGCCCGCTACCCGCTCAGCCGCCCAGAAGGGAAGCACCCACTTGGAGGAGGAGGGGACGCCTCCCACGTCCCCACCACCCTTCATCGTTCTCTGTGTCTCTCGCATGATCGTCACCGTTACCCTGGGGTCTAGCCCAGGCCTATCGGTCTAGCTCCTTCCGCTGGCCGATACGCTGTCCAGGCGAGTTGTGGATCTGAGCCTCGCGCCCGGCGTCCCGGCCGTGGTTGGCTGCCTCATACGAGAACGCCCGCTTGTCGGTCAGTGACTTGCCCTTCCGCGCCTTGCCCGTCTGCTCCGGAGCGGGCCACATCTCCTCGTACAGGGTGACCGCGTTCTGGTAGATGTCGCGGAGGACGATGGCGGTGGAGCCGGTGTCCCCGCTCCCCTCGTCCTGGCGCATCGCCCGGAGCCGCCGATCAATCTCATCCACGAACCCCTCCGCGTAGCTCCGCTGGTACACCGCGGGCGCAACGTAGTTCCGCGGGAGCCCGTTGGCCTTCACGTACGCCCGGTTCAGGTTCGCCAGGTTGTTCTTGACGCCGGTCCAGTACTCCTCCGGGAGCTTGTCGAACGGCGTGTCGAGCGTAATGGCTTCCGCTTCGCCAGTGGCGTAGTTCCAGATCATGGTTCCGCCCAGCCGTCCGCGGAGCAGCTTGACCTGACCTGCATCCCACATCCGGCGGGTGATCTCCTTCCAGCCCATCCCGGCCATCCGCATCGTGTACACGTTCTTCCCGGGCTCCGCCTGCTCGTCAAGCTCCGGCGTCAGCCGCTTGCTCATCTGGAGCATCAAGCTCGTGAACAGCATGTCGAACCAGTCGAGGTCGGAGGAGAGCCCGATCACGGGCATCCGCCGGTAGTTCCCGTCAGAGCCGTGGCCGCGGAGAGCGACCTTGCAGCGGCAGTGACGAGCTACGTCATTGAACATCCACCAGAGCTTGCTCCCCTGGGAGTGTGCGTACCACCACTCAAAGTTGAAGTACCGGACCTCCGGCTTGGGCCGCTCCGTCGAGCCCTTCTGGGCCGCTTCCACCTGCCACTGCTCGATCGCGTACGCCGCCATCAACTGATCCGCCTTGGCGCGGAACGAATCCGCCTCGCCCTCAAACTCCGTGGAGTCCGCCTTGGCGATCAACGCGCGGACCTTCTCCAGCATCTGCTCAGTCTTGGTGCTCACGGTTCTGAATCTCCGTTCAGTCGGTAGTTGATTAGTGGAAACGCCGGGCGCAGACGGGACCGATCCCGCGAGCCCTGCTTTCATCGTTCGTCAGGCCGCGGCCACAGATACCACACCGGCCATACTCGTGGCCGAACAGCGTCATCGCCGCCTCCGGGTCCGCCGCGATCTTGTCCAGCACCTTCAGCTGGAGCGGGAACCCGATCTTGTACTTGTCGTCGGAGACGTACATCCGGATGTTCCAGCCGCCGCGGTCCCCGATCCACAGCTGGAAGAACGTCGTGTCATTGGTGAAATCGTCGCCCGGCGTCTCGACGCCGTACGAGCCCGCGTACACCTCACGGCCGTCCGCGAGCAGGAGGACGCCGGTGCGCTTGCGCCCCTTGTCCGTCTCCTCCTCCCGATACTCGACCCGCGGCCGGTCAATCGAGCCGGAGCCCGCCTTGCGGGGAAGGCTCTTGAGGAAGTCGATGACCTCGCTCGCCTTGCCGATGGTGAACTCGCCGCGGTCCATCAGTTCCGCGATCCGGGCGTCAAACGCCTCCCGGCGGGCGGGCGTCATTTCCTTCTGCTCCAGGAGGCTGGTGATGTAGCCCAGCTGGGGGTCGGTAGCTCCGCCGTGGTCGGTGAATTCGGCGGGGACTGCGCTTCGCTTGCTCATGTGAATCTCCTTCTGGTATTCCCGGGTTCCGGCCGGGTCCGGTTACTTCCAACTCCGTTGGAGTATACCCGACGGCTCACGCGAGGTTACGCCGCCGGGTATCTCACAGGGCGATCAAGTCATCGACCGAACAGGTGCGGATGCCGCCGTGTCGAGCGATGAACTGGACCAACGTATGCTTGCGGGACCCCTGACCGTCCGCGGTGGGACCGGCGGGAAGCCATTTCACGAGCTTGACAACCAAGTGGTCCTGCTCGATGGTGGTGGCTCCGTCTCCGCCGTCCCGCCGCGGGAGGCGAGTGATCTGGTGTACTCGCCTCCCGGTCAGGAGTTCCGCCCGCTGTTCAAACGTCAGCCCTTCTGCGAAGGGTTTGCCTTGGCACCACGCTTGACGGTGGTCTTGGCACCCTTCTTCGCGGTGGTCTTGGGCTGTGCGCCCTCCTCCTTGTCCGCCGCGTCCTCCTTGGCGACTGCCTTCCGTCCGCCGGTACCGGCCGGAGCGGAGTCCCCCACCACTTCCCGTAGCTCGCTCTCCGGCTTGCCCGTCATCAGGGCGAGCATGTACCACGCCGTACCCTCGTTGCGCTCCTTGACGAGCCGGTTCTTGAGCTTGGCGCCGGTGAGTCCGCTGATGTCCTCGTATTCAAGCTCCTCGCCCTTGGAGTTGAATCCGGCTCGCGCCAGCGCCTCGCGGAGAGGCACGTCACTGCTGACGCTGTACTTCTGCTTGAGGCTCTGCATCGTCTCGCCTGCCTGACGAGCCTCCCTGATCTCGTTGACAAGCCCGTCCCAGTCCTCCGCGGTCCGGCGTCCGTTGGTCGCCGCCGCCTTGGTGGTTGTCTTGCTCTTGGTGCTGCTCTTGGTGCTGCCCTTGCTGCGTGTGACCTTGGCCATGGTGGCCTCCTTCTTGTTGGTGTTGTTCGTGTGTCCCTGCTCGCGGAGCAGACGGGCGTACAGCCTCGCCTTCTCCGCCGTGTTGGTGCTTGAACGGGTTCCCGCGTAGTTGGGACCTCCGTTCAATCCACCGCCCTCGCTGAGCCCGATGGTGATAGCATCGAGCCACTCAGCCAGGTCCTCCAGCGCCGGAGCAGTCAGATAGACCGTCCCGCCGCCGGAGCCGACCCGGTGTAGCTCGCCCGCGAGGAGCGGGCTGTACCCGGAGTCGGTGTTGGGGTTGCTGATATCGCTCCCGCTCGCCTCAACCGCGATGAAGCGGGTGATCTTGAAAGGCTTGGTCGGCTCGATCATCGGTCCTCCCAGCTCAAGCCGTGAGGGTTGATGATCTGCTCCGCGGAGCACATGAAGCAGAAACGGAGCCCGTTGTCATGCTCTCCGTCCGGACCCGTAGCGTGCGGCTGCCCTCTGCGAGCCCGGCCACACCCGTCACACCGGTATGTGACCGTCGAGTGATGGCCGCGATGATCCTGGTCTAGGGTACAGGTCCCGCCGCCGCGGACCGGAGACTGGCAGAGATTGCTCATCGCTGTAGCTCCATCCGGATGGCTTCCGCCGCCGCTAGCTCGCGGGTGGGATAGGGGTCATCCTCCCCAACCCAATCCCCGGTCCAGGTGTCGACCACAAACCAGCGGTCCTCCCCGAACTCGTCCCTGGTGTGCTCCATCCCGTAACGCGGGTCCGGCTGCTCGTCAGGCTCCGGCTCGTACACCTCAGGGTCGCCCCAGCCCTCAAAGCGGTCCAGGTCCCCGTGAGTGGCGTCGTCTGCTCGCTCCTGCTCCGGGCTGTAGTAGTGGTCGGAGTTCGGGCAGATGTGGTAGCATCCACTACCCATCGGCGTCATCCCGCAGCTAGGGCACGTTTGCTCGGTGTTCATCATCGTTCTCCTGTCCCCAAGGGGCGGCTACGCCGCCGCCCGCTTGGTCGAGGACTTCCGGGACCGCTTGGCCGACTCGCGCTGCGCCTCGCGGTGGCGAAGCGTCTTGGCGAGATACGCCGTGGCCTTGATTCCGAGAGCCGCGCCGATGGCCTTGAAGGTCGAGCCGTCCGCCTTCATCTGCTCCGCCTTGGTCAGCTGCTCCTCCGTGTAGCGGGGACCCGTCGCGCCGGTCCCGCCGGTCCGCCCGGGAGTGACCGTCTCGCCCTTGGGGAACGCCTTGTCGAAGTCCTTGATGGCGTCCGTGCGCTTCTCCCCGTTCTGGACATCGTAGTAGCTCTGCCAGATCAGGGTCGGCTCACCGTTGACGTGGTCGCCCACGATCAGGCCGCGGCGCTCAAGGCGGCGGAGGAGGCTCGTGGCCGTCTTGACGTCCTGCTTGATCCCCTTCGCGACATCGGCCGCGTCCACGGCCCAGTTGTCAACAACGTACAGGTAGGACTTGCGGAGGGCGGGGCGGAGGTTAGTGGTGGTGCTCATCAGAGTGTTTCCTTTCAGTTCTGCTCTCCCGGGTTCCGGCCGGGTCCGGTCCAACGCCGGGAACTATAGCGGCCAGTCAAGCGCCGCACAACCCGGTCCTGCTTCGCCAGTTATCGGCGGAGGTCAGGTCGAGCTTTAGCCCGGTCCCCTCGCCCCGCCGCCGCCCGCGTACGCGGACGGGATCAGCCGGGCGTGTTCTCGCGAAGGTCCGCGTACGTGCTGTACGCCGCCGACTGAGCCGCGTACGTCCCGCCCTGATCCGTCATGGCCTGGTAGTCCCAACCATCAGCGGTCCGGTAGGTCAGGACGAGTCCGCCTGGCTTGGCGGCCGTCGCCGCCGCGAGCGTGAGCGCCGGGTCCGGTGTCTCCGCGGCTAGCGTCACGACCTCCAGCCGGTACGCGGAGCCCTCTCGCTCACGGAAGTACACGGTGGCCGGAGTCGGAGGGTGAGCAGATACGAGTGTGGATCGGATCGCTGACATCATCGCCGCGACCGTCCCCGCTTTGTGACCTGCCGAGTTGACGATGAGCTCACGTGCATCCGCGTCCGACATCCCCGCCGGGATGCGAACTCCGACCGCTTGAGCCAGCCAAGGCAGTGCCCACGATGGGCACACGTTGACGTCAAACAGGGGACCCCAAGGTGGGTACGGCTCCGGCGGGTCGATGAGTTCAGCGACCTGTTCGTACGGCCGGGCGAGTGCCTCGCAGAGGATGCCGTGAACCCAGCCGTACTGCTCGTCATCGGGCTGGAGCGGCTGCGTGCGCTCCTGGAGCCGGAGAGCCCATCGAGACAACACCGGTTCAGCCACGATCCGCCTCCAGTTCGCAAAATAGGTGTAATGTTTCAGACATTTGATTTTGTGGCAAAAATTACCCCCAAATTACCAGGGGCTTTTGACGCTAACAAAATCCGTGAGGGGGTACCTGCATAACGGGCCAGCTGAATGGTCCAAACACGGGAGAATGGCAGAGAAGTGGCTCTAATGAACAATCTGTACAAACCCTCTAAACCACAGTAAACGTCATGTTCGGACCTGGGCTCGGCATGGGAACCGCGCCACTCAAAATGATGTCCCCGGCCGTCCAAGTCGGGTCACTCGACTTCTTGAGGAACACGTTCTGGACCCAGTGAATTCCGCTCGCCCGATTGAGCCAGTCGACAGCCTCGTACAGACGCACCCGGTCGTCAACTGCCCAGTCAGTATTTGACGTGGTCCCGGGTACGAGCCCCCACTGTTCAGGTGACAACCAGAGGTTCATTTGATCGATGGCCTGCTGGATCGCGTCCTCGTCCGTGATCCCCGGGTAGGGGTGAATCTCCGCCTTGACGTCGATGTCCGTGTACACGCCGTCCTGTCCTGGTGAGATCACATACTCCAGGAAGTTCACCTCACGATGCGAGTCCAGATCGTTGTACACCTCAAGGAGCAGATCATCCGGCGGAGCCGCCCCGCCCTCCGCTGTGATGACGGTCGTGACGCACCGCTCGACGCCGGTGTGACTGGCTCCGTCCCGCGGGAGCCCGTAGCCACCCTCAGCCGTCGATGGCTGATAGAGGTCGATGGCCGTAGCTCGCCCAACGCGAGGGTTCAGCAGGGCACGCTGTGAGTGGTTGATCGGGAGGATCGGACAGGCGTTCAAGACGGACAGGTACGTCGAGAACCGGCCCAGGTAGTCCAGCGGGTCCTCCGGGTCCTGTCCGCCGGTTGTAGTGGACACCGTGACCCGGACCACCCCGTCATACGCCTCCTGGAAGTCTCCGTCACCAAAGCAACCGTTCTGGGCGGAGCCCGTCTCGCTGGCGACCACATTGGAACCAGCCACGTTCCCGCCGCCCTCCGGAGCGTACACGTCCCGGTCCAGCTCAAACAGGTAGCTCGCCCCGCTGGGGTGGAGTAGCGCAACCTCTGCTCCCTCAGGCACCAACGTGGCCGGAGTGTCCACCGCGAACTCAATGGTGGCCGCTCCCGTAGCCGATGCCCCGTCAATCATCGGGAGCCCATAGATGGTCGTGCCCAAGTACGTCATCGCCTCGTCCGGGACACTGCTCGCCTGCTCCACAACCTCGCTGGCCATCTGGCCGTTGGCTTCCATCATGATGGTCTCAGGACCGCCCGGCCGGGACACCCATCCCGGGATCGCCGCCTCCATGTACTCGATGCTGTACAGCGTCAGTTGGTCGCTGTCCATCATCAGGTCGAGAGACGTGTACTCAGTGGTATCCGTCATGTCGGTCATGTTCTCTGCCAATCTCTGGGTTGCGAGTGTGGGGTCTGGACTAGGACCCAGGGGAGCCCCGCGCGTTGGCAGAGGCAGTGCCGTACGTGGTCAGGCCCCACCACTTCCTCCTCCCGTCCCGCTCAGACTGACGTTCTCGTCAGAGGAGTCCTCCGACGTGGGGATCGTGACCTCCAGGCGGACGTTGACCGTTCCGTCTGGCGCAATCTCCTGGTAGATGTCCACCTGCGCCCGGTCCTCGTACGTCTCCAGCGCGGTGGAGATGTCTTCAGTGTCGATGGGCATCGTCGTGAACGTGGGATCGTTGATTCCAAAGTCCGGGTCCTCGATGCGGAACCCGCGCTCAAAGGCGCAAATGTTCCGGACACACTGAGCAACCTCGTCATCGGTGTCCTGCTCGACCGTCACAAACTGGCCGTTGATGACCTGGAGCGGGACAGCTAGGTGGGGGATGTACTGCTCAGCCATCTCACCGCCCCGCGTAGATGCAGACCAGGAGAGCGATGCTGGGTGGGAGGTTGTTGTGTCCACCCCCGCCGCCCTGAGCCGCGATGGACAGCCCCGGGATCGTGTGGTTGTGTCGAGCAGACGCACCGCCGGTCCCGAATGAGTGCGTGTGTCGTGCGCTCGCTCCGCCTGTCTGGGTAGAGCCAGATGACGAATAGAACCCAGCTGGACCCGCTGTACAACTCGACGCGAAGATGCCAGTGGTGGAGTGCGAGTGGTCAGGCGAATCGACGCCAGTGGTACCGGAGTGAGTGTGGTCAGGCGAGTCCGTCCCGGTCGTGCCGCCACCGGTAGCTCCGCCGTGGTTGTGGTTCGGTATCTCCGTCAGCGCCAGCGCCACCGTCTCGGCTCCCCACCGGTCCGCGACTGCTCTGGCCGTTAGCCCGGACCCGGCTCCGGACCCCACGATGGACCGTCCAGAGACGGCCGGGAGCCGGAACTGAGTTGGCGACTCGCCGCCGGTGTTGAATCGCCCTCCCAGAGCCGCGTACAACTCCGGATATGCCGCCTGCTCGACCGCGGACCCGTCGCACGTCAGCCAGCGAGCCGGAGCAGCTGCGAGCCCAAACGTCCGGACCTCTCCGATGATGATGGCGCTTGCGTTGGGGTCGATGGCCCTGGCCAACGCCTCCATGTCCCGCGGAACATCAACATCATCGTCTTGTGTCGGGAATGGATAGCCGCCGTTGGGGGTTGATCCACTGGGTCCAGTCATGTCGTTACTCCGTCGCGGGTTCTGGCGGAAGCTCCGGCGCAGGCTCCGCCGCGGGCTCCGGCGGCTCCGGCGGAAGCAATGGCTCACCGTCGCTGATCAGTCCGTCCGCGTTGACGACCACCGGCGCAGTCTCGGAGGAGACGATGCCTGTGAGCGACTGAAGAACGGTACCGGCCGTGACCGTCCACGACATCACCAACTGCTCCGCCTCCTCCAGTGACGCCGCCTCGATTGTGAAACTAGCTGAGAACTGTGACATCAACCCTCCTTATGTTGGTTCCCCGATACCCACTGGCGGATCAGGACCAGGCGGAGCCGGGACAGGATCAGGCATCGGAGGCGGAGGAGCCTGAAGACTGGCTGTCGCCTCAACATTGATCGAAGTAACATTGAGCCCATTGGGCAACGCCTCCAGAAGCGTAACAACCGCCGCGGGTTCAGGTGGGACATCGGCTGTCCCCACAATCAAGATTCGCACATCCATTCAGCCTCCTATCCGATTCGTTGAAACGTTGACCACGTTGCCCACACCCCGCCCTGCAGGTTTTGACCGAGACCACCGGCGACGCTACACCAAATCGTCGGGTTGACGCCCGCACCGGCCCCAAGGTTCATTTCATAGATGGAAGTGATCCCAAAGTAATAACTGTTTCCCAATGCCTGCCGAACGTTGTAGTTGCCGCTATTCCACCCAAGTGCGTATTCAGACACTCCACCTGTAGCGTTTTGAACAAGCACAGCAAACACAAGCCGCCACAAACCTGCCGCGTTAGTCACCCACTGACCCTGCCAAAGATTTTCAGCGTTTGACCCGTCGAGCCCTTGCACGTCCCACGCGATGCCCTGCCACCCGGCTGCGAGCGCGTATGTAGCTGAACGATAGACACCATAAGGTCTGCCATAAGTAAGTGCTGCTGACCCTGACTGCCTGACGCGAGGAACCGCCAGTGTGGGGTTCGGGTACGTTCCCGCGAGGTCGCCGCCTGCTGCGCCTTGAGGAGTCCCCGGAATCAGTATCTGGCTGCGGGCATTCGCGGCGTCATCGCTAGCAGTGACGCCCGCTCCCACGAAGTTGAGCTTGGACTGGACGGCCAGCGCCACGCCCTCGTCCTGAATCAAGTTGATCGGACCGGCCGGACCCGTTGGGCCGGTGTTCCCAATGGGGCCTGTTGGACCGGCCGGACCTGCCGCCCCGGTGTCGCCCTTGACTCCCTGAGGACCGGTTGCGCCTGTGTCACCTTTGACGCCTTGGGGACCCGTTGGACCAGTAGGACCGGCCGCGCCCGCTGCTCCCGTTGCGCCTGTCGGACCTATCGGGCCAATAGGACCTGTTGCACCAGTTGGCCCGACGGGACCCGTTGGACCCGGAGGACCTGTAGCGCCAATGGGACCCGGAGGACCCTGAGCACCTTGAGAGCCAGCCCCCTGGAACGCAACCACCATCGGCCGGTTATTGGAAGGAAGTCCACCACTGCTCGCGGAGAGCGTCACAGGGAAACTGTAGTATGCGCCGTGGTCAACTCCGGGTCCGTTGATGGTGTAACGTGCGTAGTTCGTCGCATCAGCCGACTGCTGGATGTAGACCTCGTCACCGTCCTTGATCTTGGACAGCGCGTTTGAGGCGTCATTCCCAGGGTTCGTCTGCTTGGCGATGTTGACAATCGTCGCCGCCGCCCAGCTGACTGCGGAGTCGAGCCCGATCCGTCCGGCTGCAGCGCCGGTGATTGATGTCGTCCAGTTCCACGTCCCTGTCACTACGGCTCCGCCTCCGCCGCCTGCTCCGGCGGGCCACACTACGTATAGGGTGCCAAGCTGGGACACCGCTACGCACACCCTATCACCCTTCAGGGCTGTGGTAGTGTTCTGGATCGGACCCCACAGGGAGTTCGACCCATCAACCTTCAGATACCAGTCACCGTTTTGTTGAGCCAGGGTCCCCTCGATGACCTGTCGGTCGCCTGCTCCGGGGATCGCATACGGCTGCGGATTGGCAACTGGCATCGTCACGTTCCTGGCCAGTGTCTAGGCGAGAATCCCGCAGTGGACCGGCTCTCCGCCCGGTAGCGCGGACCGGCTCCGCCACCGGGACCGCCTGTGTCGAACCGGCCGCTGAACTGTCCCCTGAATATCGTGAACACGTGACCGCCATTGTACCACACCGTCTCGCTCTCGCCCTCCCCGGCTACGCCCCAGCTAGCGAAGTCACCCGACACCCGGGCGGTCGAGCGGCTATCCCACATCCCCGCCTTGTACAGCGCCAGCGATGTTGAGGAGGAGCAGTCCAGCCGGTCCCCCACACCCAGAGATGACAACGCCGGACCGTGGCCGCCGCCGTACAGATACGAGCCGGTGAACTTCTTGGCCCAGGCGATCATGTCGCCAACTTTGCTCCCGGAGTCCGGAGCCCCGCTCTGGGTTCCGCCAGGCGTCGTGATCGTCCTCGATGCCTTCTCCTCCGCGGGCTCCAGAGCCGCCTTGCCTGGCTGGCTGAGCGTGACCTCCGCTATCGGCTTGAACCAGTCTCTTCTGATGCTGGTGATGAGCCATCGGCCGTCCGGAACCTCCCAGCCCTCAAGCACCACGACCGCGCCCGGCGGCGCACCCCAACGGTCGAGCGCAACTGTGACCACGCATTCGCTGACCGGCTTGCCCCAGTCCGCGTCAAATGTCAGGTCCAGCACGGCATTGTCACCCGGCCGGAACGTGTAGCGGACCCGCCGGTTGAACAGCTGCTCCTCCGACATGTAGTACACAGCCTCGCCAACGGGGAAGAACTTCCAGTTGACATCGTCTGCGAGCCGCTTGATTGATGTGTACGCGGATTCGTTCTTGTCGCGGGCAAACTGGTACGCTCGGTTGTATGAGACCTCGTATGAGGACGCCGTGCCCTCTGCGGAGCCGCCTGCTCCTCCCCACTGGCGGAGCAGCTCAACCGCGGCTGGCTTGGTCTTGTCATACCGGGACGGGTACGCGGAGCCCTGGATGGTCTGGGCGATCTTGCCCTCACTCCAGGACGGGAACGCCTTGGCTAGGTCGATGGCTCCCTTGCCGCCGTACGCGCCCGTCCAGGATGGCCCTTTGAGAAACCGATCAACACACCACTCGATGTTCGTGGCGTTGGAGCCGTGAATGCCGACCCGGACCTGAAGAATGCCCTCACTGTCCGCGTCTCCCATCGCCGCGTTAGACCAGTGGTTCTCGACGTTGCATGCCTCAACCAGCGCGAGCCGCGGCTTGAGAGAGCCGGTGATCTTGTCCGCCTCCGTCAACACCCGCTCGCAGTTCCGGCGGAGGTCGCCGCTGATGGGATAGCGAGCCCCGGTGTGATCCATCCCGAACAGCTTGGCATTGGGGCTGAATCCGGCGTCCCCGCCGGAGCCGCCGCCGGAGGATCGCTTGGTTGTCGCAGAACCCGTCGTGTCCTGCTTGTCGATGGGCTGCTTGACGAGCAGTTCGGGACAGATGAATGGCGGCTTGATCGTCTTGATCTCCCGCAGCTGGGAGAGGATGAACTGCGCCCTCGTCACCTTCCGTCTGCTCGCCCGCCGCTCGCCACGCTTGCGCTTGAGCAGGTAGACAATCAGGTCCTCAAACACCAGACTGGCGCTGTCCTCCGCGTAGCTGTAGCTGACCTTCACGAGCCGGAACCGCGCCCCTTGTAGCTTGACTTCGCACGCCTGACCGCGGAGGTCCGGCGGGAGCATGGGCTCCCAACCCTCATCAACCTCCGCCGCCTTGAACTTGTGGAGCTTGGCCGCTCGCCGCTCCTTGGGCGTAAGGATGTGTGGGATGTAACGTTTGGCCGCCTGGCTGAAGATGTGACTGAACGGGTCCAGGACCTCGATGGTGAGGGTAGAGGCTCCGTCGATGGTCCGCTCCATGGTAACCGCGCGAGTCGCTCCGATGATGTCGAGCCCTCTCACCCGCGGGTCCGCCCACTGGATGTCGAGGTCGTGGAGCGTCATGACCGGCTTGAGTCCAACGTTCTCCCAGATGCGCCACTGCTGCGCTCGCTTCCAGGTCGTGTCGCGCCACTTGTACTCGTCATCCTTCCGGTCTTTGCGGGCGGGAGCAGTCTTGGGCATCAGCGCTTACCAGACTGCTTCTTGGGAGCCTTGCGAGGACTCATCACCGGGACCATGATCTGAATCCCCGCCTTGAGCTTCTGGTTCGCAGACTTGATGACGCCTCGCTTGTTCAGGAGCTTGAGCGCAGTCCACTTGCAACGCCGCCCGCGAGCGATCTTGGCCGGAGTGTCGCCATGCTTGACCTTGTAGATCACCGTCTTGGGCCGTGGCTTCTGAAGGGCTCCCTTGCGTAGCGTCTCGTACTGTGGCGGCTCGTACTCCACGAGATGGATGGTCACGTCCTGACGAATGCGCCTCATCGCCCGGTCCCTGATCAGGAGTTCCCCGAACGACAGGTTGCCGATGATCCAGCGGTCCGTTGGGAGGCTCGCAATCCCATCCAACCAAACTACGCCGGGCTCTGAGCGAGCGGTCCCGCGGGCCACGTCGATCAACTGCTGAATCTGTTGCTCCACGCCGTCTGGATCGTTGTACAGGATGTGAAGGTCACCCTCCTGAGGCGGGACGCCGGACCAAGTGGTCATCCCGACTGCTCGCGGACGGCCGGTCACGTCCCAACCGCCGGGTACATCGCTCGGCTTCCAACCCTCCGGTCCCAGCCGGACCCGCTGGTTGAGCGGCGGCATGTGACACATCAAGTGGATCCAGCCCGGCGTATGGTTGTGATGGAGCCGCCGGACCCGCTGAGACTGACGACCGGCCCCACCGTAGCCGCGGACATTGATCGTCGCCATCAAGCCACCTTGCCCTTCCTCGCCGCCTCATCGGAGTTCCACTCGTTGACCGCGAGCCCGATCTGTCGCCGCTCCAGATACACCGGCGTCGTGATCGTGACGTGCGTTGTGCCCGCGGCCGGAAGCGGCATGACCGCTGCTCCGGCTGGGAGGTTGACTAGCTCCGGTCCCTGCTCGCCCACGAGTGCGGTCCCGGTCCGGCGGATGATTCCGCCCTCCGCCAGCGCCGGGATTCTGAAGTGGACCGGTCCCACGTGGACCTCGTCACCGAACGGCGTGTTGGCGTTCAACCAGTTGGCAACTCCCCGGCCGATCCCGGCCGCGATCCCGGTAGCTCCGGTGAAGATGGTCTTGATGATCCCCGGTATCTTGCCGAACGTGGTCCTGACGGAGTTGAACACGGAGGACGCCGCCGATTTGATCTTGTCGAAGTTCTTGATGATCAGCACGATGGCGAGCCCGAACGGTCCGGTGAGGATGCCCAAGAGGAGCGGCCAGTGAGTCTTGATCCAATTGAACGCATCGGTCACCGCGTTGTGGAACCAACCGACCTTCTTGTACGCAAGGAAGATGGCCGCCCCTAGCGCGATGACGAGCCCGATGACGAGAGCGATGGGGTTGGCAGTCATCGCCGCGTTGAGGAGCCACTGAGCTGCCGCCCATGCCTTGGTCGCCGCCGCCGTTGCAATCTCGGCAGTCTTTTGCGCGATGGTGGCATTCTTCAAGAGGTCGATGGCAGCCGTTATCTTGCCAATGACGAGCAGACCGATGAGCGCGGCTCCTAGCGCCAGCACGGCGTACGTCAACGCCTTGGAGTGAGACATCCAGCTTGCGAACGTCCCGACTATTGGCGACACTATCGACGCCAGTGACGAGAGGATGGGGATCAGAGCCGTCCCCACCGCCACATTGAGGCCCAACATCGCTGACTTGAGTTCGCGCTGCTTCTTCGCAAGCTCCAGAGCCTTCTTGCCTGACGCCCCCAGTGGTGGAACCAGCTTGTTAGCCGTGTCCAGCTGCTCTTGAATGCCCTTAGCTCCGGAGTTGAGGATGGGGAGCATCGCCCGCCCGGACCGGCCGAACAGCTTCTGGGCCAACGCCGCCTTGTTGACGCCGTCCGGGAGAGCCTTGAAGGAGTCCGCGATCATCCCCATCCGAATGTTCATCGGGAGAGCCGCCAATTGAGCTGACGTCAGCCCCAGCTGCGCTAGTGCCTTGTCGGACGCTGCGGCCGGTCCTCCAAGACCACCAATCGTCCGGCCCAAGGTCGCCATCCCCATCTGTAGCTGCTGAGCAGAGATGCCCCGCTCCTTGGTCACCACGACCCAACTCTGAGCTGTCTTCTCGTCCAGCCCCGTTACCCGCTGGAGAGCTTTGGTGCTCTTGGCGAGTTCCATCGTGGTGCTAACCGATCCCTTGAGTGCCTGCCAACCCTTGTACGTCAGCCCCGCAGCTGCGGCCGTCCGCAACATGCTCCCCATCATGCCCTTCGCGGACTTTTTGGTCTTGGCCTCCGTGTCCTGAGCGGACTTCCCGATGCCCTCAACGTCCTTGGATGCCGTCTTGGCACCCTGGCTGAACTGGCGCTGGCCGTCGAGCCGGAGCCGGGCTGCGATGACGTCACTGCCGCTAGCCACGACTGGACCCCTGCTTCTTGTTCGCGTCCTTCATCAGCTTGTGCGCCTGCTCCGCGACCTCGATCAATAGCTCGCGGTCCTCCGGTCCGGCGTTGATGACCCCATTGGGGTCAATGCCTGCTAGTGCGCACATGGCTAGCGTTCTTATCCAGCCACGTCCAAGGGTTCCCCCGGCGTCTGGTTCTCCCTGTCCTCGTCCTCGCCGGTCATCCAGGCGGTCAGCTTGTCTCCGTGGCTGGTGATCGCTGCTCCGTTCCGGCCGAACAGCCGGGTGATGACCTCGTGGGACGTCAGCACCGGCTCGTCAGGTGAGCGGAGGTCGAGCAGACGCGCCAGCCGGTCCTCCAGCTTGACCGGTCCGTGTTCGTCCTCCAAGACCTCCTCCTCACCATCGAACCGGCCGATCAGACAGACACAGGCGCGAGCCATCATGTCCATCGTGGCGGACGTAGCGGAGATGTCCCTGATTTTGACCCCCTGACGGACAGCGACGAACCGGTCCATCTCGTCCGGAGAGAGGACGCCGTATTTGATGAACAGCCGGTCCCCGAACTCGCCGCCCACCGGTATCTCCTCGTATCGCGTTGCCTGCTGGGCTCTCGCACGTTCTCTGAGCCTCGCGACAATGCTCCCAGGGGTAGGGCTGGGAGCCGCCGTCGGCAGCGGCTCCGGTCCGTCCGTCGTGTGTAGTTGAACTCGCCCGCTGCTCATGAGATGGTGTCGATCGTGAACTCCATCTCGATGCGTGCCTCATCGGAGCCGGTGGAGTCCGGTTCGGGTGGAAGACACCGCTTGAACGTCCCACTCATCACGAGTGGCTTGCCTTGCGGGTTCTTGTGGATGTCTCCCGGCTGCTGGCCGATGGTTCCACGGACGGAACCGGCCATGTTCAACCAGCCCGGGACCTTGGGCCAGTCGCGAGCCCAGTCGCAGTAGCGGCTGATGGTAACGTTCCCGTACGTCTTGCGACCGCCCATGCTGATCTCGTCCACCATCCCGCCGGGCGGGTACTTCAACTCCTCAGAGTCCGCCTCGCCGCCCTCCTTCTTGTCCCAGATGCCCTCGTCCACTCCGTTGAGATTGAGGGACACGATCCAGGTGTCTTCTCTTGTCGGGTTTGCCATGATGTTCGCCTCCTTCCGTTACGCTGCCGTTACGCTGCGATTGACCGCTGGAGCGGGACCTTGACGATGTCGAGGGCGATCCACTCCGCGATGCGAGAGGTCCGGAGCAGGACCTGGGCGTGAATCTCCCCGGCGGCCACCGTCTCGACTGTGTTGATTCCCGGGTAGCTCGTGTCCACCCGGAACGCCTCCTGGGGTGTCTCCCCGAACAAGGCGTTGGCCTGCCAGTACTTCTGACAGATGCCAGTGAGTGCGACGTTGACCCGGCCGAATATCTTGCCCCGGCCGTCAATGGTCTTGAGGACAAAGTCCTCCAGCGCCGCGTCGCACTCGTGAGCGACCGCCATGACCACCCTGCTCTCCTGGAAGAACACCCAGTTGGTCTCCTCCAAACCGGCTGACGTCCTGTAGCCGTACGTCCGGACCTGGTTGTTGACCACCTTGGCAAGCGTCACGCCCTGGTAGTTGAGCGTCTCCCGCTCGTCATCGGTGAAATCCCGTTTGGGACCGATGGCCAGCCGGGAGTAGCCCAAGCTACCCGCCGCGACCTGCGAGGGATCGTTGAGCCCGTCCACCCGGGCGATGATACCCATCTGGACGCCGCTGTACGGGACCTCCCAGATGGCCGGAGCGACCTCGCCCGGATAGTCGAGCCGCTGACCCAGCGACAGGATCTGCCGCCCCTTGCCCTGGAGTTCAGAGACAGCATCGACTGCTGCGCTCAGGTCGAGCGGGTCCGCCGAATCAGGGAGGTCGAAACAAGCCACCCGATGGTTAGCATCGCAATGGGCGTCGAGCAGACCGGCCGTGTCTACATCGGAGTTACCCGGGATCGCCACCTGAGCAGGACCCAACTCATACCGGAGAGTGGTGAGAGCCGCCTCCAGTTCGGTTGTGCTCGGAGCCGGTCCATCCGTCCCACCGGCCAGCGACACGTTGACGGTCGGAGCATCGCCCACCGGGTATGTCGGTGGATCTATCTCCGTCATGGTCACCAGGCTCGATTTGAACCCGGGGACCGCCGCCGCCTCCAGCGGCAGGGACTTCTCGACGGGTGTCCCATTCTCGCTGACCGTCACCACGTACATGACCGGGACCGCGAGCCCCTGAGGGTCGATGTCAACCTCCACACTGTTACCCCAGGCTCCAGGACTCGTGGCCGTGACATCAAGCCAGTTTGGAGCCGACCCGGTAGCAGCGTCAGCCGTAGCGGACACTGCTCGCACGACCCACAGATACAACCCACCCTCGTTGAAGAAGGTGTACGCCGCCTTGTACATGTCGGGTCCGCCGGAGAGCCCGCCGAACGTGTCCTTGTACTTGCGGAACGATGTGATCTGAACGGGAGTCCCCGCTGGCCCCTTCTCCGTGGTGCCAACGATCATTCCCGTCCCGGTGTTGAGTGCTGGCCCCGCCGGGGCGAAGTCCTCCAGCACCTGAGTTGTGACCCCTGGTCTGGGCATCAGTCCTCCTGGTAGTGTTGTACATCGGCGTCAACTGGGACCTTGTCCACATCGAGGTCCCAACCAACGACCACCGGCCACTCCGGCCGGTTCTCATCGACAGGATCAACCTCCGGTTCAAGAGGACCCTCACCCCACTCCGCCCAGTCAGTAGACTGGACGCTGAAGGACCCGACACAGAGGCAAGTTGTCCGGTCATCCTCGACGGACAGCGTGGAACTCGGAGCCTCAGTGAGGGGGTCAACCATCCCCATCACTCCATCATCGTCGCGCTGCTGAATCATCACCAGCCGGATCGCGAGACTGTACATCCTCGCGAGCGTCAGAGCCCGCGGAGCCGCGTTGACCTTCTGGCCTTTGGCGACTGCGTGAATGCCGATCTGGACGACCCAGTACGCCATGAACATCGATGCACCATCATCGGAGTTGTACTTGCGAGGAGGCTCCGGAACTCCCTGGTTCACGAGTATGACTCCAGGCAGCTGATCCTCCGGGTATCGCTCCATGTCAGTCGCGACCCGCCACGACCTGATCGGCTGAAGGTGCTGAGGCTCCAGCCCTGCTTCCCGGCTGACCTCGTACTGATAGGACGGGAGCCACTTCCAGAGTGTGCTCAGGATCGCCGCCTCAAGATGGTGGGCTCCGACGAACTCCCCATACACATGCTTCCGGACCGCGCTCACTGGTAGTACCCCTCGATCAACGTGCGTTGAATGATCTTGATGACCTCCCGCTTCTCGCCCTCGCGGAGCCGGAGCGGTCGAGCAGGCATGTTGTTCCTGGGAGCCCCCTTCTGATGGTACAGCCCCGGGACCTTGGGCGCGAGCAGGATCAACTCACCCGGATTCTTGTGAGACTGAAGATTGACCGTCATCGCGGTCCGGTACTCCCGGGACCTCGTCAGGATCGGTCCGGGCGCATAGCCCGCCGCGATCCGGGAGCGGATGGTGGATGGCTTGAGCTGAGCCCAGCCCGATCCCTGTTGAGCGAAGTTCCGTTCAAACGCCTTCTTGAACTCGTCCGTCACGTCATTCCAGGCGGGAGTCATGTCCAGCGCCCGGTCAGCGAATCGCAGGAGCTTGCGGGCAACGAGCTTGTCCCCAAAGACCTCGATGGTCATCTGGTAGGGCATGGCCCTCCCAGTTCTCTGCCATTCTCTGGTCGGGAGCGAGCCACCCTGACCCGTAGCCCAGGTGGAGAGCCGCGAGCCTCAGAGAATTGGCGAGAATGGTGCCGTATGACACATCCGCGGCGTCTCCGCCGGTAGCATCGCACCTGCCAGACAGCGAACCCAGCGCTCACCATCGGGTCTGCCACCCCACCATTCCGCCCGCATCAACGGGGAACGCCCAGCTGGGCTTGGGGACTGCTGCCCCATCCGTTCCCGGGTCCGGCTCGACGCCGCCGCTGGCGCACTCCGAGACGGCCGACACGAGAGCCCCGATCAGACCCGACTTGCCGTCAGGACCCCAGAAGAGTTCTTTGTACTGCTCGTATGCCGACCGTGTGGACTGAACCTGCTCCGGGAAGTAGCTCAACTCCACCAGCATCGCCGCGAGCAGAGCTACACAGGTCGCCGCCTGCGTCATGACGTCATCCGCTGTGTCGCAGATCAGAACCTCCGGCGTCAGCGGACCCGTCTGTCCCAGGATGATGGACTGGGCCATCTCGATCAGCCGGTTGACCTCGTCCAACGTGGGCCGGGTATCGGCTGTCCAAGAGCCGACCTCCACGTCTGTGTTGTCCTGGGTCCGCGCCCGGAGGAGAGCGGCAACGTCGTCAGGCGTCGCAGGCCAGGTAACAAGAGTGGAGGTCGGCTCCTCGCTCATCAGTCCTCCTCGTCCGACTTGATGATCCGATTCAGCCCGGTGGTCACGCCCTTCCGCGGCTGTCCGCCGGACGCCTCATTCTCCGCCGCGAGCAACATCTGGGCCTTGTCAGGGTTCCCGTCCGCGGCTGAGATGACCGTCGTGACGGTGGGCTGCTCGTCCTTGAACCAACCCACCAGTGCGTCATAGTCGGAGAACTGGAGCCCGGTGGTGGTCTGCTCCTCCACCGCCGGGCTCTCCTGCTCGACTTCAAACGCCCCGGCTCGCTCACCCCGTTCAACGTCCTCGTCTCGCGGGATGTTTACCGTGTCCCCATGCAGCGCATGCCGAACGGACAGGACCTCCTCCTCAGCCCCGTCCTTCAGCTTGCGTACCACGCCTGTCGGGACGTAGTACATGAACTGCGCCGCACGTATCGTCTTGCGAGCCATAGCGATCAGCCAGCCAGACCGGTGAACCGGAGGATCGCGAACTTGTTGTCCACGAACCAGAGCGGCCGGACCGATGACTGGACCCAGGTGCGCTCTGTCTTCTGCTCGCGCCACGTCTCCGTGCCCAGTGGCTTCTCGATGCGCATCTGTCCCACCTGGCGTTCCGCGACCGCCAGTGCCGTACCCGCGGCCTGACGTGGTGTGGAGTAGATCGAGGGCATCCCCGGCCCAGAGGGGTTCGGACCGTAGATGGCGGTGAGCGCCAACGCCTCCTGCGGATTGACGATCCACAGGTTGTAGTCGGTGCCCATCTCCTCGTTCTCTGCCTGCATCTGCGCCTTGCCGAAGTCATAGGCGGGCGACTTGCTTGGCGGGTCCGTCTCCGGGTTGTAGGTTGACCAGTTGTTCCCGACCACGTTGCGGGAGCCGTCCGCGAGAGCGGCATTGACTTCCGCGAGAGCCCGCTGGTTGAGCTTGCGGGTGACGGTGTTCCCCAGCTGACGCATCAGCTTGGTGAACCCGGCGGTGTCGTTCCGGTCACGAGCCTCGTCCGTGACGAACGTCTTGCCACCCCACTTCTCGACCTCTGCGACCTTGGGAGCCAGCTGCTCGCTGGTCACCAGGGGGAACTCCGCCGCCGGAGCGATCTGCTCGACGTCACGATTGGTGTACAGCTCATTCTCCTGAGCCTCATCGTACACCACAGCCCCGCCAGTGACGCCGCCGCCGGATGCGAACAACCGGTCTGCGACGAACCGCTCCTGGGTGATATCCATGATCATCCGGGTGATGCGGGTCGGCTGGTTGAGCATGGTCTCAACCGTGATCGTCGTGCCGCTGACGGACGGTGGTCCCAGCGGGTGAGTCGTGGGCATCGGGTACGTCGTGACGGCTGCGTGGATACGAGCCTCACAGGCGATGATCCCATGCCTGAGGACGTGCCTGTAGTGAGAGGCACGCTTGTATGCGCTTGTGGTTGTCATCTCGATCACCCCCTTTCAGAACAACCTGACGATGGCGTCGGCACCCACTGCGGCGTCCGCGAGAGCGATCCCCCGGGCGTGGGCAAGGTCAGCAGCGACCGCTGCCTGTCCGCCCGCGCCGGAGTTGATCAAGTTCCCCGCGACGATGGCAACGCCCGCCGTGATTGGGACGGTGAACCCACCACAGAGAACCGCGGTGGTCTTACCGATGGCGGCGTCATGCTCCGCCACGCCCAGTGTCTTGTCGTCTGCTGCTGCAGACGGAGCGATCAGGATGTTGCCGCCCGTCGCACCCGGGTCGAGCCCCTGACTGCCAGGGTCCTTCTTGCCGGCAACGGAGACGAACCGCTTGCCGATCACTGCTGCCCCGAACGCACGGCCGGTGATGCGACTGCTCGGCTCGTAATACGGGACACAGAGGTTGGTTGTGTTGCTACCCACGGTGGCTCAGCCTCCTCTCTTGATCTCCGGCAGCCACTCCGCCGGGTATGCCTCGATGTTGGTTGACTCCAGCGGGTTCTCCGCACCCCTGGCCTGGACAGGCACGAGCCCTTTGGCGAGCCCGCCCTTGTCCTCCGCAGCCGTGAGCAGCGTCCGTGTGCCCTCCGGGTCCCGCTCCATGAGCCCGGACCAGTGCGCCCGGCGGGAGGGCGGAATGCGCCCCTCCTCGATGGCCGCGTTGAGGACCCGCTCCCGGTCCTCGCCCGCCTGGCGCGCAAACGCCTGCGAGCCCTCCGCGGCTTGACGCCGCGTCTCCTCCCACGTCGCACGGTCCACCGTGACCGTACTGCTCGCGGTGACGGGAGGCTCCACCGCGCCTGCGCCCGTCTCGCTGGCAGGAGAGCCACTCTCCGGCTGAGCTACAGCCGGGTCTGTAGGACCGGCTGGGGCTGTGTTGTCAGGACCGCCCGGCGTGTGCTCTACTGTCGCACTCGTCCCAGGCTGCTCCGCGGCCGGAGCCCGGCCGTTGTCGTCGCCGCCCGTTGACTGTCCGGGCGGAGTGATGATGCCTGCGGACGCCAACGCGGTCCGGACCTCCTCGTCACTGGCGTCCTCCGCCAGTCCAAGCGAGTTCCGGAGGGCGATGGGGTCCACATCCGTGGTAACACCCACGTCTGATCCCTCCTGTCCAGGGCGGCTCTCCGCCCGGTTTGCGAAGACAGCTAGGCGGTGCCCCAACGGTGGAACCGGGACCTCCCAGGCTGCTTCCTGCTTGTCAGGTTGTTGATTCGCGGGCTTGTCCTTGTAGACCACCTTGACGGCTACAGGATCGGAGAAGGTGACCGTGTCGCCCTTGGACTCAAACGGAACCCTGTAGAGGTCGCCGGTGTCCTCGTCCTCCACGATCAGTTCGTTGGGGTCAACGAACATCGACCTGATCCACCACCAGAACTGATCCGACGCCAACTGGTTGTAGTACTGTCGGCGGATGTCCTCCGCGTCCACCTGAGCGCGGACCTTGCCCCGCGCCGGACGGGCCATAGCGTCAACCTCCTCCTTTGTTGTGAGGACCTGGACATTGTCCGGTCCCTGCTCGCTGTACAGAGCTTGGATGTCATCGAGGGTTCCGACGCCGGGCCAGACCACCCCCAACAGCGCGAGGTCGGTCAGCACGAGCCGCCAAGTGTGGCCGGTGTTCGTCTCAACGCCCCACACCGCCTCGATGGAGCGGGACGGGTACGCGGACGGCAGGACCTCTGCTAGCCAAGTGGGGATACCGACATAGTCACCAACCACCAGGTGGCCGTCCTGCTCCAGCCGGAGGTTGCCCAGCGTCCCGATGGCTGGCTGACCGTCCTCCATCAGCCCAATGTCGGCCGTGTGACCCAGCTTGAGTCGCGGAGCCTTGATGGCCGGGTCGCCCTGACTCTCCACCAGGTCACTCAGGTCCTCCGTCGTGAACGTGGCTGGACCGGTGCTCAGCGGGTACTCGATGCCCGTCTGGACAATCTCCACGTCCTTGACGGTCGTGGTGTTGGGCGTGGCGAGCGCAGACGCGCGGAGGAGAGACATGGGCCGCAGGTCTAGCCATTCAACGCGGGTGCCTCGCGGGTCGCCACGCACCACCGGCGTCTCTCCTCCATTGTTCGTACGAACAGTCATAGCCCTAGCCGATGTGCGACCGGACTCCCAACATCTGCTGCGCCTGACGCCGGGACCGCGCCTGACGAGCACCGGGCTGGTTGTCGGCGATGGCGTCCGGGTCCCAAGCGGGCGTGTCCCCGGCCGTCCACACCTTGTGAACCCGGAGGGTGTCTGTCTCCACCACGACCTCGTGCGGTCCCTCGCTCGTGAACGTGTAGTTGGCCGTGAACGTCCCGGGCACGTTACCGGCCGGAGCCGTACTCACGGTCATCAACGTCGCAGGCTGATCAGGGTCCGGCCTGAAGCTGGGCGTCTTGTAGCCCCACGCCGTGATCGACACCTGCATGGCGCTCATCTTCTGAATCGCCATGCTCAGCCCGTACTGACCCAGTGCGGCCGCAGCCGTTAGGTCATCAACAATGGTCATCTGCTAGCTCCTCTCGCCTTCATACACGGCCACAACAGTTCCACGGCATCGACCTCCGCCCTCACAGTCGATGTAGCCTCCTCCGGCGTACAACGCAAAGGCGTCCTCCTGGGAGAGCCCCTCACCATCAATGTCAAGGCAAGGTCCGCACGTATTGCTGTCGAGCAGTTCGCTGGCGTACATGCTGATCCGGTTCCCGTCGTTGTCCGCGTCCGTGAACACTTCAGTCCGTGCGGCGTTGACCGCCGTGTTGATCATCCCCTTGATCTGGTCGCTGGCGAACACGTCCTGTCGGGCGAGCATGTCGTTGTACACCCGGTTCGCGAGGTCATCCATCTTGGCATAGGCGTCCTTGACACGAGCCGCGAGCCGCTCACTGTTCCCAGTCAGACTGGCCCGCAAGGAGATCATGTGATCCTGCGCAAGCTCGCGCCCCTTCTCGCCTACGATCAACTTGGTGGATCCACCGTAGTGGACTGCTCGGAGGAGCCCCTGCTTGACCAATTCCTCGCGAGCCCGGCCGGTCGCAACGTGAGCAGTGGACGCGATCACCTTGTTGAACGCCTCCTCCGCGGCTGCTGCCGCTGCAGGCGTACCCGTTCCCGCCTCAGCCATTGCTGCTGCCGCCTCTGTTGCTGCATCTGCTCCCGCTTTAGCAACAACCTCCACCACGTTAGACGGCTTGGCAGCTGCGATCGCATCCCGAATCCTTGTCATCATGGCCGCCCGCTCCGCGTTCCAAGCAGCTTCAGCGTCAACTTGGCCCGCCTGGGCGTCCTCGTCTAGGCCAGCGAAATCCACCCCGGCGGCTATCTCCTGGGGGTAAGGCTGTCTGCGTAGCTTCCGGGCTGGGAGACGTGGCGCAGGCATGGCAGACGGGCTCACGGTGGGGTCCACCCCGGTAGGGTCCGCCTCTCCCGCGATATGTGGAGAGGGCGACTGGCCACGCCGCCCTCTCCGGGCGGAGGTCTGGGGCGTTGGACCGCTCTCCGACGGAGCGGTGTTGACCTCCGGCGGAAGCTGGGCGCCAGCGAAGTCCTGCAGCGTCGGCTTCGCCTGCTCATCCCGGACGTAACCCAGCGTGGGGGTCCGAACAGCTGCTGGGTCAACGTTCCAGTTCCACCAGTCCTCGATGACGTACTGGACGGTGGTTGCGACTACCCAGTCCGCAATGAACGTCTGTTGCTCCGCGAACCAGTCAATGAAAGACTGGCCCAGAGCCCGCGAGCCCGTCTCCGTCTGGCCCAGCTGCATGAACATCATCAGCATGGACCTCGCCATCTCCTCATTCTGGAAGCGAATGGAGCCAATGGTGTCTGGGATCGAGCCCTCTGTCCCCACCAACCTAAGCTTGGTCTGATACGGGACGGCTCCACCGCCCCGCTCGCCCACCTTGTACTCCTGAGCCATGTTGTCTAGCTCCTGGATGTCGGCGGGAGTCGCGCCCGGCGGAGCCTCAACAATCGGCATCCCGACGCCGTTGCGCTCATGCTTGATCGCATCCACTCTCAGAAGCCGGTCCTTGACCAGGTAGTTCCGGTACATCGGCCGGTAGATTGAACGGCCCACCCAGTTCCCCGGCTCCTGGTCCCAGATGTACGCAACGAGCCGGTCCACCGGTATCTTGGGTGGTGGCTTCCCTGCTTGACCGAACCCCTGTGTGATGGACGACAGCCCGCCGTCGTCAGCCACGTCAATCTCGGTGAGCGTCCGCGGGTGACGTGGCCCCAGCTTCCGGAGACGCCACACCTGAGAGCCGTTGGGTCCGTCCTTGGTGATGTCGCCAACCTGCTCAAAGTAGTAATGGCCATAGATCATCGCCTTCAAGCAGGTGCCCAGATGCCTGTACCAGCCGAACCGCCCCTGTGAACGCAGGTGCGCAGACTTGGACCCGGACGCGAGAGCGGCTTTGGCTGCCTCCTCCCCCACGACCAGGTTCAAGTCTGCTGCCAGGAGGTCGGTGTAGAACGGGTCGCACTCGTTGGGGTCGATGTACCAGCCATAGCGCATTAGCGCCGCGGTCGCGCCCAGGTACAGCCCCTGGCACTGGGCGTCATTCCGCATCTGGTCATACCACTCGATTGAACGTGGCCACTGGAGTTCGGGAGCCTTCTCCGCGTCGTCCATGAACTGGCTCCAAGGGAGGACCCCTGTCCAGTTGTAGACCGTCGAGACGGCCGTGCCGCGTTCAGTCGTGGGTGCGTTCCCGTTCACCGCCATGAGCTACTCCGCTGCGGGCTCTGCGTCGCCGCCCTCTGCGGGCTCCTCACCCGCCTCGCCGCCCTCCGCCTCCTCAGGCGTAGACAGCTTGCGCTCCTGCTCGACCCGCTCACGCTCTGTTGATTGCTGCTCCGGAGCGTCAGGGTCCAGAGTGGGGTCCTGCTCCTCACCGTTCACTTGCGCCTCCTTGTGCGCTTGGTTTTTGCCTTCTTGGGTAGCTTCCCCTTGTTGTTGAAGTGATGGGCCTTGACCCACGCCCCTCCGAACTTGTGATACAGGAACGCCCGCTGGGCTTGGCTCTTGGCAGGCATCTAGTCGTCACCGTCCTTCCGTCCAACTCCGAGATACGTTGCCAGGGCTCCGACCGCCGCCCCCAACGCGGTCGACAACACCCCCGCCTCCTGATCGGAGACGTGGCCGTGGCTGGAGAAGAACTCCACAGCCACGAGCAGGACAAGCGTCAGCATGACGCCCGCCGCGAGGATGATGGCAACCATATCCCGGCCGTTCCATTTCACTTGGGCGCTGGTGCGAAGCCGACAAACCCGGCCACCTGCTTGCCCTTCTCGCCGCCGTTCCAG